CAAGGTCGCCGACGAGAACCAATACAACCCGGTCGGGACTTGGATCATGAGTAAACCTTGGGACGGCACGTCAAGGCTGGAGGAGTTCTTCGACACCGTGCAGTCCCCATCCCCACTGAAGAAAAAGCTGATGCGCAAGTGGCTGCTGCAAAGCGTGGCCGCAGCCATGTCGCCGGACGGTATCGCCGGGCAAGGGATTCTGGTGTTCGTCGGACCGCAGAATATCGGCAAGACGACATGGTTTCAAAGACTGGCACCGACGGACCTTGACGTGATCATGACCGGGCACACGCTCGATTTAAAAAGCAAAGACTCGACCTTCATCGCGCTGACCTACTGGATCGTGGAGTTGGGGGAGCTGGACGCGACATTCAAGAAGTCCGAGGTGTCGGCCATGAAGGCGTTCGTCACGCAGCCGGTGGACAAGCTGAGGCGCCCATATGCGGCCGTCGAGTCGTCCTTCGGCCGGCGGACCGTGTTCGGCGGTTCGGTCAATGAGGAACAGTTCCTGAACGACTCGACCGGGAACCGGCGGTACTTCACGATCCCCGTCGTGGGGTTCTCTTTCAATCACGGGATCGACATGCAGCAACTGTGGGCCGAGGCCCTGCACCTGTGGCAAGGCGGGGAGGTGTTCTATCTGAACATGGACGAGGTCGCCGAGCTGAACGCCCATAACGAGTCGTTCTTGACCGTGGACCCGATCGAGGAGCGGGTGGCGGCAGGTTACGGGTGGGGTGATCACGTCACGATGTGGGACTGGATAACGGCCTCCGAAGCCCTGATTCGGGTGGGCGTGAGAGAACCTACTAAGACGCAAACCATAACGGCGTCGGCGGCCCTGAGACGTTTGAACGGGGGTCAGCGCCGCCGTGCTAACGGTAAGACGCTGTTTGCGGTGCCTTCTGGCACGAATGAGTTCTTGGAATGAGTGTATTAGCGGGGGTAATGCACTGGGTAATGCACTGGGGTAATGCACTGGTCAAAAGCCGCATGAATACTAGCTTTTTCTTACTTACAGTGTATTAGTGTAATACTTACTAATACAACTGTAGTAAAGGTATATAAATAAAAAAAGGGGTTTTACCTAGTAAAGGTATAGGAATTCATATGCACTGCACTGCACTAATGCACTGTACTGCCCTAATGCACTGGCCAAATGCACTGGAGCTGGTATGCGGGAGATAAGGGTCGAAGACCGGCTTAAGCAAAGAACAGAGGCCGCCGGAGGGATGTGTATCAAGCTTGTCATATTGGCTACAGCGGGGCTCCCCGACCGGCTGGTGCTTTTACCGGGAGAGAAGTTGATGTTTGTAGAAACGAAAGCCCCGAAGAGGGGGCCGACCGCCTTGCAGGAGTACATGCATCGCAAAATTAGGGCGTTGGGCTTTAAGGTCCACGTCATCAATACCTTGGAGGGTGTCGATGCACTTTTCACCTGAACCTTTTCAGCAGGCGGCGATCGACCGCATGTTGGGTATGGACTACCAGTTGCTGGCCCTGCGTATGGGTGGCGGCAAGACCGCGATCACCCTGACCGTGATTAATGAGTTGATGTTCAACCGGTTTGAGATCAGCAAGGTCTTAGTGGTCTGCCCGAAACGGGTGGCGGAGTTGGTCTGGCACACCGAGGCGGCGAAGTGGGACCACACGAAGCACCTGCGGGTGATCCGGGTTTTGGGTAGCCAGTATGAACGGATCAAAGCCCTTGCATTGGCTGGCGAGGTTTACGTGATCAACCGGGAGAACTTTGTCTGGCTGGTCAATCTGTACAGGAACTCGAAAGCCCCTTGGCCATTTGATTGTGTGGTGATTGACGAGAACAGAGGTTTCAAGGACAGGACCAGCGAGAGCTGGAAGCATGTCAACAAGATCAGGTCGATGGTCAGCCGCATGTATCTACTGACCGGCACCCCGGCACCGAACACGTTGCTTGAGTTGTGGCCGCAGATCAGCATGCTGGACCGAGGGCAGAGGTTGGGCAAGACACTGGGCGGGTATCGAGAGAAGTATTTTTTACCGGACAAACGAAACGGGAATGTGATTTACACGTGGCGCTTGCGGCAGGGTGCGGACAAGTTGATTTACAAACGGGTTGCTGACGTGATGTTCCACGTCGAGAGCGAGCATGAATTGCCGGAGCGGACTGACAACGTGATCAAAGTCAGTTTCGATATGAAGCGTTACAACGAGATCGAGGCGACGTACATCACAGGTTCCGTGGTTGCGGTGAACGCGGCCGTGCTGGCCGGCAAGCTGGCGCAGATGGCCAACGGCGCTGTGTACGATGATCAGGAAAATGTTGTCTCGATACATGAAGCAAAGCTTGATGCATTGGGCGAGGTGTTGGACCAAGGTGAGCCGGTGCTTTGCTTTACGACGTACGTGCATGACCAGCAGAGGATCATGAAGCGTTTCCCCGAAGCGGTGAAGTTCGACGGCGAGAGAAGCATGAAGCTTTGGGCGCAGGGAAAGATCAAGCTTTTGTTGATGCACCCTGATTCAGGTGGACATGGTGTGGATGGTTTGCAGGAGCACGGTAACGTGATCGTGTGGTTTGGTTTGCCATTCAGTCTGGACAAGTATGAGCAGGCCAGTGCAAGATTGCATCGCAAGGGACAAAAGAAGCCTGTCACAGTGCATCACATAGTGGCCGTCAATACAATCGACGAGCGGATTATGCAAGTGCTTGCGACCAAAGGCGACATGCAACAAGCACTGCTTGATGCAGTAAAACATTTACGGGAGAAGGCATGAGTTTGAATGAAAAGATATCGTCGGCACAGGCGTCAGACAATCTCAGGGAAGTGCCTGCAGAAGACATCGGGGACGTTGACATCATAAGGGCCTGCGGAATGGTAGGCGTGCAGATGCCGCTGGGGCTGGCGCTTTGGCGTTTGAAGTACAGCGCAGCGCACAGGGAGTTTCCTACCGTCGTTGATGGTTTGCTGACGATGGTGCTGTCAAGGTTTCATAACACGGACGGATTAAAGACCACACATAAGGTGATCAGGCATTGGTTAGATGATCTGTGCAAACATTGTAATGGGAGGGGTTACGAAGTGATACCCGGCACGCCCGTACTGGATCAAAAACATTGCGAGCCGTGTAGTGGACAGGGACGCGTCAAACTGCCGGAGCCGGATGCCGCGTCCCTTTGGTTGATGGAAGAGATTGCAAGGATGGAGCGAGAGGTTGCCGCCGCGATATCACGAAAGCTTAATTCTCGACTTGATCTTTGAGTACTTCCCGGTTGATGTAAAAGCCTTCCTGAACGACTTGATTGCAGCATGGACAGATCAATCGTTCTTCACGTCTTTTCAGCGCACGGTGCACCGCTGACGCGTTGATACCAACTTCCTTTGCAGCAGCATAGGCGGTATACCCGTCTTTCAAAACGAGGTCTACCGCTTGCATGGTTTTGGACTTTGTCTCTGCGAACGGGTCGTCGCCGTCTTTCGCCCACACAGCAATAATATCGTCCGGCCAATCAAGCGGCCGCCCGGTGTAGGCGGCGGCTGATAGCTTGCCGGCGTTATTCCATGCCACCAAATATTTTAAGTCTTCACGCATGACCATCGTCTGCAGTTTGTAACGAACAGCTTCTGACCATGCATAGTCTTCGGTGAACGCTCTGAAGTTGACGAGTTTCATAGCGGCCCTTCTTCCAAAGGTATCGGCCGCAAGCTCACAGCGTTTTGAATTACAAACGCAAGTTGCGAGAGTTCTTGACGGGTCAACGTCAAGTCGAGCTTTCGCTGCAACCCGTTGCGGTCTTTCGCACCCCACCACTGGGATTCGATTAGCAGGTTGTAGTGCCCGCCGGGTATCGGCTTGGCGGTGAAATGCAGCAAGTAGTCTTCTGCAGGTTGAACAGTGATTGTCATTACGGCCTCCATAGGAACAAATCAAGGGCGCCCACAATCAGGGCGGCTATGTATACAACGGTGAATACAAAAGTTTCTAGTTTCATGTGATGTCTTCCAATGCGATTGTGGGGAACACCAAATCCAATACGACGTCTGGGTCGTAGTAGCTCCACAGGTTTTTATCCGAGGACCCTTTCCAATCCCATATAGCGCACTTGTGGCCGTTGATTTTGAAAGCCCAGCTGTGCGTCACTTTGTCTGGATCGTCTTTGACATTCGGTTCAAAGCCTAGTCTTTCCACTATGTCTTTGTAGCTTGCCTTCAACACGCCTTGCTTGTATGAAGGTACGTAATCAATGCGTTCAATTTTTACGGCTACCATAAAGCCTCCCCATGAGTTTCAGTTGTTGGCGCCTGTTTACGTTTTACAGGCACAAGTCTTGTGACAAACGGCCTGCCTGCCGCCGGCGGGTAGTCCCGCCAACAACAGACAAGGCCGTCGTCGTCTAACCAACCGTATTGCAGGCGGGTCATGTTGCGGCCATGTCATTGGCCCATTCAATACCGTTGCGTTCAGCAACGTAATCAAGACTGCCTGCAGCACCGGGCCGCACGTCGTCCCGGCTTGGTATCGTGGTGCCCCAATAATCGACAGCACGTTCTTTACCGAGCAGGCAGTAGCCGTTCTTTATGGCGGCCATCATTTCGCGGCCATAACTGCCCTGCAGTTTCCACGCAACGCCGCTGTTGATGGCGGCCTGCACTACGTTGTAGTAGCTGAACTTGTCCAGTTCTACGTCGCCTTCCAAGGCGTCAATCAAGTCAAGGTCAATCATGGTGTTCTCCTAGTAAACAAGTGGCTGGCCGGTGTCTTCGATGTACTGCAGCCAACGAAACACGTCAGCTACAGCAATCCAATCACCGCGAGACCCGTCCGACTGAACGGGCGCAAACTTAGGTGAGAGCAGATGTTCGCGGAACTCTTGGATGCGTTCGGCGCGAGTGATGATCGCGTCCGTTAGTTCCGCCTTATCGACTTCAAGCTGTTTGATGTAGTTCATGACGTCTTCCTTGAAGTCACGCGAACGGTGTAGTAAGGATCGCCGACCGAGGTGTTGGCCGTGATCAGTTGACGTGATGGACTGAACTTCATCGCGATCGTTTTCCAGTCGATGAAAGTCTTGCCGCTGCATTCGCTGACGCTGGCTCTGTGCAACAGGCCATCAACCGAAGCCAGACCGCTGTCGATCAGCAGGCCCTTGAGTTCAGTTTCTTCTTTTTGCAAGTCAGCGATTTGCTGCTTGACGATTGCCAGACGGTCTACGATGCCGCCGAGGGTTTTGTCGTTTGCTTTCATGTTGAACCCCTACTAAGTGGATACCGCCGGCCGGGCGGTGCGGTGCTACAAACGCATTATATGTGACAGTGACTATCATTGTCACTATCTAACTGCACTGCAGAAGGCACCCGAGGGTGCCCTCCACGCTACAGTCAGGCAGCCAGCAAGAGGCTTGCGGCTTTCTGCTTCAGATCAGCACCAGCGCCCCACTGTGAGGACACGAAGCGGTTCTGATCGCTACGGGCACGGACGTGGTGATCAGCGTACTCAGTGACTGCATTGAGCAGGCCCCAAGCTGTACCGAACACGCCGTCGTTCGTGGCACCCATGCCGGAGCCGTTGAACAGGTCCAGAATTTTCGTGAACCCGGCAGACTCGCGAACCTTCTCGCCGCCACCCAGAAGCTTGGCAACGAAGTCGCCGGCCTCTTCTTCGTGAACCGCGACGTTTGCAAGACGCGTCACGTTGTGGCGGAAGGCTTCCCATGCCGCTTCGTTCAGGCCCATGAACTCCTTGACCTGATCAGGGCTGAACACCGAACGGTGAGAGACCTTGACCGAAGCCTTGGCATCAGCGAACGCCATGGCCAGCGTGTTCTTGCAGACTGTACGTACCGTGGTGCGGCGCACCTCAGTAGCCAAGCTGCCGTCGGCACTGGTCGAGATCAGCAGGTAGCCGCCGATCGTGTCGGTGATCGACGTGGGTGACGCTTCGCCGATCTTCGCTGTTGCCCAGAAACGCTTGCCGCCGTAGATCGTGCCGGCTGCAGACAGTTCCAAGCCACCGGCCTTGGCGATGTCGCGGAAGAACTCCAAGACTTCACCGGGCTGGACCACCTGATAACGCTTGGACACAACACCGAGCGCGTCGTTGTTGTCGCTGCGGAACAGGACGTGCTGGTCAGGCAGCTTGATCAAGCTGTCGGTCGATGCGTCGCGTGAGACTGCGTAGCGAATCTCGCTGCGGCGAATTCTCCAGTCCATCCCTGCGGCAACGCGCCATGTATCGAGGTCGGTACCGTCAGCCAGTGCTTGGCCAAGACCGTGCCACGGTGTGCCGTCCGAAGCCAGATAAGCAAATTCGACGCGGCCATCAGCGTGGGTAGTGAGTTCGTGTGACATGTGTATCTCCTAAGTGATTACTGCCATCCGGGCAGCACGGGTTTCCTAGACCGTCCGGGGGACGGTTTCGACCGGTACCACCCGGTCTCATCAGTAGGGGTCGCAAAACGAACAACCAACCTCACCGCATTTCCGTTCAATCGCGGTGTAAGCCCGAGCAAACGACTCGGCCTCGGCCTCGGTGGTGCAGCGTTCGAGCGTAGTGCCTCTGCCGCCCCGCCACTCGACCACGGCCCAAAAGGGCCGGCAGTCTTCGTCGTCGTAGTATTCGACGGTGTATCTCATACGACCTCCGCAACAGGGTAAAGGTTTGAGCTTGTGCCGATCAGTTCGCCTTCCATCACTTTGAACAACAGATACTTGGCACGGTTGAGCGTTTTCCGAGCGCCTTCGACATCGTCGAACGCCATCTGTTCTTGGGCGTCTGACATCAGGCCGGCGATGATCATGTTTGCGCCAGACAGTTTGTAACTGACGCAGCTAGTCACTGAATCAACGAACTTGGCCATGTCGCAGCCATACACTTGCATGTCCCTATTCATATAACCTCCTCAATAGGTGCGAAAGCCACGGTGTAGCCAAGGTCCTTGATCTTGTTAAGAACAGGCCGGGTCAGTGTCTTGGTGTTAGCGATGGCGGCGAACAGCTTTGCTTTCTCACAGACCGGGTAATACTTGGTCTCGCCGTACACATCTTTGCGGCTGATGATGATTTCCATAATGAACCCCCTCGTTTGGTCAGGCACTTGTCGGCAGCCTGTTACGCCGCGAAAAGCCAGCACGCTGGCCTTTCGATCGCTTCGCACTCGCTGCACTTGCGGTACAGGTCCAAGCGGTCTGCCGGTGGTTCCTTGTGTTCATCACACCTAGATCAGAACTCCGGTGGTTCCCTTTTTCTATCCCGCTGGTTCCTTCGCGGCGCTACTGAATGCATCTACTACAGTTCCAATGGTAGTGACAGTGACAGGCTGTGTCAACTACTATTTCACATGTTGTTAAAAAACAACAACAGCTGTTTGTTTGACCCGCGTTTTTTGGGCCAAAAAATTTTTGAAAATCACCGCTTGACATGCAAAAACGAAAAGACTAGACTTTTTGCGGGACCTTGCGCCCAAAATTTCTTTGCAAAACCACTGAAAAGCCGCTCAACCGTAGCGGCTTTTTGCTTTTGGGAGCCATGATGGAACGGATCACAATCGAAGTTGCTGACGATGGTCGCGTGACCGTCACGGCTGAGAGCCCCGGCGAAGCCGGAGACGAAATGGAAACGATGGACTTTGACTCAGTCGAAGAAGCGGTTGGCGCTGTGCGTGAACTGATGACCGACGCAGTCGAAGACGCTGGCGAGATGGAAGGCGGCGAGCCTGACATGGAAACCATGTGGAACGAAGAGGCATCAAAGCGTCCGCCTCAATCAAACCTTATGACCTGACCAAGGAGAACACCATGCAAGATTATTCAAATCCAAAAAGCCGCAACGAAATGCGTGCTGTTGGCGAGAAGCTGAAGTCCGGCGCGCCAATCGGCGGTGGCGGTAACCAAAACCAAGGTAAGGGCGAACTGCCTGCCAAAGTGTCGGTGCCTATGCCCGGCACGAACGCAACGCAGCCCCCGTACAAAGGCGGCATGAAAAAGAACGTGCCCGGTTTTGGCGGCGGTGTGATCGAAGGCAAGATCAACGTCTAATGCCTAGCACATCTGCCAAGCAGGCCCGTCTCATGGCGGCCGCTGCGCACAATCCTGAGTTTGCCAAAAAGGTGGGCGTGCCACAAAAAGTGGCGCAGGATTTCAACGCGGCCGACAAGGGCGGCGGGCTTTTACGGAGCGCGATGCAAGATGGCCAGAAAAAAAGACGCGGCAAGGCTTGACGAGTTGAACGGTGCACCACCGAAGCTGGCTTCGTCTGCAGACCTGCAGGCTGCCGGCCCCAAGGGCAACCGTCGTCACGCCATCGAGTCCAGCACTGGCAACAAACATCCGCTAAAGATCAATCTCAAAGCAGTCTCCGAGGCTCTGGTGGAAGAGGGGCTCGATCCAGCGATCGAGTTCGCGCGCATTCTCAAAGGGCGCCCCCTTTTCGATGAGGACGGCAACCCGATAATTGACCCTGCCACAGGGCAACCGTTGCGCCGATACGCGATCGACGAAGATGTTCGAGCGCGCATGCTGTCAGAGATTTTGCAATACACGCAGCCGAAGCTGAAGGCAGTTGAAGTCAAGCTGTCCGGCAGTCTGGAGTTGACTAGCGAACAGCTGGACCAGCGACTGGGCGCGCTACTGCAAAAGGCGATGAAGTGAATCTAGCAAACATCGACATCACGAAGCTGAGCGAAGACGACAAGCGCGAGTTGTATGATTTGCTGCGGTTGAAAGACATCCGCGCAAAACGCAATCGCCTGTCAACGTACAAGCCCTACGCCAAACAGATGGACTTCCACGCGGCCGGGGCGAGCTTTCGTGAGCGCTTGTTCATGGCAGGTAACCAGCTAGGCAAGACGTGGGCCGGTGCGTTTGAAGCTGCGATGCACGCAACCGGGCGCTACCCTGCTTGGTGGACCGGCCGCCGCTTCCCATATGCGACTCGAAGCATGGTTGGGTCCGAATCTGGCGAACTGACTCGAAAGGGCGTGCAGCGTTTGCTGCTTGGGCCGCCTGAGATTCGGGAAGAGTGGGGCACCGGCGCCATACCGTATGACTGCGTGCGCGATACCAGCATGAAGGCCGGCGTGCCTGACGCCGTGTCCAGCATTGTGGTGCGCCACGTGTGTGGCGAAGACAGCGTAATCCAATTTAACTCATACGATCAGGGCCGCACGAAGTGGCAGGCTGACACGGTCGACTTCGTCTGGTTTGACGAAGAACCGCCACCGTCGATTTACTCTGAAGGTTTGACGCGTACAAACGCAACCAACGGTCTGGTGTTTGTGACGTTCACGCCATTGCTGGGTATGTCCGAGGTCGTCAAGCGCTTCTTGCTGGAGAAGCCGCAGAGCGCTACGACGATCACGATGACGATCGACGATGCCGAGCACTACACGCCCGAGCAACGTGCAGCGATCATCGCGTCTTACCCTGAGCACGAACGTGAGGCCCGGGCCAAGGGCATTCCGATTCTGGGGTCTGGCCGGGTGTTCCCGATTGTCGAGGACGGCATCAAGGTGCAGGCGTTCCCGATCCCGCCCCACTGGCCGCGCATCGCTGGCATCGACTTCGGTATCGACCATCCCACCGCTGTGGTGTGGATGGCATGGGACCGTGACGCTGATGTGCTGTACGTGACTGATTGCTACCGCGTCAAAGACCAGTCGCCGATCATGCACGCCGCCGCTGTTCGTGCCCGGGGTGAGTGGGTGCCAGTGGCTTGGCCGCACGACGGTCTGCAGCGCGACAAGGGTTCCGGCGAACAACTGGCAAAGCAATACCGTGATCAGGGCCTAAACCTGACCAAGGACCGCGCCACGTTCGACGATGGCAGTAACGGCCTTGAAGCCGGTGTGGCCGAGATGCTGGCCCGCATGCAGACCCAGCGCTTGAAGGTCTTCGCGCATTTGCAGGACTGGTTCGAGGAGTTCCGTCTGTATCACCGCAAGGATGGTTTGATTGTGCGGTTGACGGATGACTTGATGTCTGCAACCCGTTACGCGATGATGATGCGCAGATTTGCAAAGACGCAGGAAGAAGCAGAAACTCGTCTTCGCCGCAACACCATGCCCGCGCCAGACCTGTCGTTTGGCGTGCTTGATCAAGACATGGGGTATTGAGATGCCTGAAGCCAAAATCGCCAAAGACCCGCATGGGTATCCAGTCGATCTGAAACGCCCCATCGTCACTGACAAAGAAGGGGTTCACACTGAAGTGTCGATCACTGAAAAGATCGGCGACAAATACGTGAACCTGCCCAGCGTTTGGAATGGCAAGCGTTTGGACCCAAGGAAGAACGAAGACTATGCCGAGATCATGCGCAACTACGAATCGGAGAAAAGCCGTGGCTGGAAATTCCCGGAATTCAAAGATGAAAAATCGGCTGTAGACGCAGCCATAGCCCGATCAAATTACATTGGCAAAGTTCGTCGCAAAGAAATTCTTGACGCAGAGAAGCGCATGTGGGATGACGAGGCTGCCAAACGCAAACAGGCAAAGGATTGACCATGGCACAGAATCCATTTAACCCGGCCACCAACACGGCCAACATCATGTCATCAATGACACCGCAAACGGATCAGTTTGCGAACTTTAGCGGCCAGAACAACCCCTTCAATCCGCAGCCGCCAAAGCCCACCAGTATTGCAAACGTCAGCGGCAATCAGTTCAAGCTGAACATGCCGGGGGTCTCTGAACAGCCGGACCTGTCGCGCGCCCCTTCAGCGGAACCTACGGTCAAACCGGTGTCGATGGATGCCGGGGTATCCAGCGGTATGGCTGCGCCGAATCCTAGCGCCCCAGCGCCGGCCATGGCACCGCAGGCGTACTCCACCCAGTCAACCCAAGCAGCACAGCAGACAGGCTTGATCCGTGGCGCTGTGAGGCCCGTATAACCAAGGAAGCACCCTATGCAAAACCAAATTGAAGCCGTGGACGTCGACATCGAAGTTGAGTACGAAGACCCGGAAGAGCAGCGCGCCAAACTGGAGGAGCGGCTTCAGGTGTTCGGGCACAACCTGTCCAAGCAACGGGATGAATGGGTTCGCAGCCGCTACGCCTATGGCGTAGACAAGCGCTGGCTGCAAGATGAGGATCAGTACAACGCGAAAGACAACATCAACAAAGCCGCCAGCCAGATGATGACATCGGTTGAGCAAGGTTATCCAGTTACAACGCAAGGCGCTAAGCCGCATCGTTCGACGGTCTTTATCGGTATGACGCGTCAAAAGACGAACGCCGCCGAAGCACGACTGGCCGACATCCTGTTGCCCACAGATGACCGCAACTGGGGCATTCAGCCTACGCCAGACCCGTACTTGTCACAGATGGCCAAGGACAGCCGACTGGTTGACCAACTGCCACCACAGATCAGTGCCCGGTTCGGCCAACACCTTGGGATGGGGGCGCCGATGCAAATGCAAGCGCCTATGCCACAGGGCCCGATGCCTACGCCGGCTGCAGCACCGATAACGGTCCCCGGTCAACCGCCTGAGCAAGGTATGCCAATGCCGGGCAATGTCACACAGATGCAGCCGCCACAAAAGCTGCGGATGAAAGACATCGCGCGGGAAGTGATGGACTTGGCCCAACGTAAAGCCGATGCGATGACCCGCGAGATCGACGACCAGCTAGTCGAGTGCGACTTCAACGGCGAGCAGCGCAAAATGATCCACGACGCTGCCGTGTTGGGCACCGGCGTGCTGAAGGGCCCGATCGTGATCAACCGCGTGCGGCGTGCATGGCGCCCATACACCGACATGTCGGGCGCTACCATCCACCAAATCGAGGTCGTCGAAGAGCGCAGCCCAGCTACCTTCCGTGTCGATCCTCGCAACGTGTGGCCTGATCCTGCATGCGGTGAATCAATCCACAACGGCAAGGGCGTTTACGAACGCGAGCAGCTGACCGCCAAGCAGATTCGCGATCTGGCCAAGCAGCCCGGGTACATGAAAAATCAACTGCGCAAGGTGTTGGAAGAAGGCCCGAAGAAGTCTGCCACCATGGAAGAGCTGAAGGATGAAGATCAGCGCGACATGACCAAAGACATCTATGAGCAGTGGACTTATTGGGGTGAGGTTGAATACGATGACATGATTGCCGCAGGCGTAAACCCCGGCGAGCATGACGAGCTGCGCACCATCAGTGCTTGCGTGGTAATGATCAACAGCACCGTGGTTAAAGCATTTTTGAACCCGCTTGAAGGCGGCGACCTGCCGTACGACTTCTACGTTTGGGAGAAGGTTGCCGGCTCAGTGTGGGGTTACGGCATCCCTTACCTGATGCGCAGCCAACAGAAGGTCCTGAACGCTGCATGGCGTCAAATGATGGACAACTCCGGCGTCAGTTCAGGCCCGCAGATTGTCGTCAAACCCAGCGTCATACGGCCTGCCGACAAACAGTGGCAGCTGTCAGCGCGAAAGATTTGGTACGCGACAGACGACATGGACGACGTGCGCAAAGCGTTCGCGACGTTCGAGTTCAACAGCCACCAGACAGAGCTGGCCGGCATCATCAAGATGGCCACCGAGTTGGCAGACGCCGAGACCGGTGTGCCGACCATCACGCAAGGCGAGAAGGGCGCAGCGCCAGACACGGTTGGCGGTATGCAGATGCTGATGAACTCTGCAAACGTCGTGCTGCGTCGATTGGTCAAGCAGTTTGATGACATGGTGACCAAGCCACACATCCGTCGCTATTACGACTACAACATGCTTTACAACGAAGACGAAGAGATCAAAGGTGATTTCACCGTCGACGCGCGCGGTACCAGCGCTCTGTTGGTGCGCGACATCCAGAATCAGGCATTCCTAAACCTGCTGGCCGCCGGTGCAAACCCTGTGTATGGCATCTATCTCGACACGAAGAAGCTGTTTGAGAAAGCACTGCAAGCGCAGCACATCGACCCGGCCGAAGTTTTCAAACCTGAAGAAGAGATCGACCAGATCATGGAAGCGCAGAAGAAAGCAGCTGAACAAGGCCCGGGCCCAGACCCGCGCATCGAAGCTGCGAAGCTGCGCGCTCAGGCGGATATGCAGAAGGTCCAAGTACAGAACCAAGGCGACCTGCAAGAGCTGCAGCTGCGTCAGGCAATTGCAGAGCAAGAAGCGCAAATGCGCATGGCTGAGATGCAGATGATGCGTGAGATCGAGATGCTGAAGATGGCCAACCAGCAGAACATCACACTGGAAACCATCAAGGCCCAGCTGGCTGACACTGCGATGAAAGAACGCAGCAAGAAGGAGCTGTTTGCAGCTGAACAGCAGCTGCGAATTCAGACCGGAGCAGGCATCTGATGGGCGGCAAAGTTCTCAAGCGCGAACTGGAAAGCTACGAAAAGGCTTACCAGCAATATTTGCGCCGCGTCCGCGACTACAACAAAGAGTCGAAGGAATACAACAAAGCGGTCGAGTATTACAACGCGTCATTCGTGATGGACGAGAATGGGAACAAGCTGGTCTATACGCCGGACAATCAGCTGATGGCGATCAACAGCGAAGGCAATATTGTTTCGGCCAAGTTGCCCAAACCTGAACCGGTGCAGACCACTACACAGAATCAGTACGGCATGGGGCAAACGCAGACCACGTATACGCCGCCGAATCCATACGAGCCTACCAGCGGTGCCTACGGTTCTCGTTCGCTTCCTGCGGGTGTTCAAACACTGGACGTCGGCGGCGGTTACAAAGCGCCACGGTCCTATGCGGCTGAAGCGCCCGGCGAGATGCCGGCGCAGCCGGCACCGCTAAGTATGCAAGCGCCGGACCCCACCCGGGCCCAGCTGCAAAAAGTAAATCAAGCCAATTGGTCCGACATAGAGCGCGGCCTGATTGGCCAAGTCATCAGGTCTAGATAACAAAAAAATAATGTTGCATAAATCTGACACTTGGATATAGAATTGGCGCAGGGCCCTTGCGCCCTAATTTTTTGAGGGAGCCGGTGAAAGCCGGCTTTTTTATTGCATGAGCGATTATCAATCTGCTACGTGGCACATGTTGCGCCGCTGGGCTGAAGCCCAGCTGCAGGCTTGCCGCGAAAAGAACGACGCTGTGGGGCTCTCCGACCTAGACACAGCTGTCCTGCGGGGCGAGATTCGCATGCTGAAAAGATTTCTCGACTTGCCCAATGCGGCAACTCGGGGTGTGGTGGCTGAGCCGGACGAATAGTCCCGCTTGGTCGTATGAAGTAAACCGCCTCGGCGGTTTTTAAATGGAGAGCAATGTGGAAAATCAAAATCTGACAACGGAGGAAGCGCAGGATATTTGGAATGAAGAGGCCGCAAAACTCGAAGCCGACGATACGTCGTCCGCTGTAGGGGCATTGGCCAATGTGCCGGATGAAGAACCGCCACAGATTCAAACCGAAGAACCTGAAAATGCTGTTGAGGCAGCAGCTGAACCCGAGCCGGAAGCTGATCCACTGGCTGGACTTCCTGAAGTCGTCAAAGCCAAATTGGCAGAGATCGATTTATTGAAGCAAGCCAATGCTCAACTGCTGCACCACGTTAAGACTACTGAAGGTCGCGTGGCCGCAATGCAGCGTGAGGCCGAGCAAGCGCGACGTGCCCAACAAGTTGTTGGTGACACGGCAGCGCCAACGCAAGGACAGATCGCTGCCGCTGCAAAGAACCCTGAAAAATGGGAGCAGCTCAAGCAGGATTTCCCTGAATGGGGTGATGCAGTTGAGGAGTTTGTAAATTCACGTCTTGGTAATGTGCAACAGCAACAGGCTCTGTCACCGGAACAGGTTGCGAACTTTGTGCAAGCAAAGGTTGCTGAGACCAAAGCTGAAATGTCCAAACTTATGGAAGAGGCCCGAATCGAGGGTAAGTACGAGAACTGGAAAACGGTCGTTAACACGCCAGAATTCGCCCAGTGGTATGCCGTACAAAACCCGGAGATTCGTGCTTTGGCTGACAGCACTTCGTCACGGGACGCAATTCGCATGCTGGACATGTTCCACGAAACGAAGAAGCGTTCCGCAGCGGATATCAAGCAAGAGCGGGAGCAGCGTCTAGCTGCAGCTGCGACAGGTAAACCCGGTAACACACCGCCGCCCAAAACTTTGGACGACATGTCACCGGAAGAACTTTGGAACTATGAAGCCGCAAAGCGCGAGAAAACCCGAGCGCAACGCGGATTTTAATCATTGAAAGGAAATAGCAATGACTATTCAAAATTACTCCACCGTAGCGTCGCGAAACCTAATTCGCGCCGCACAAGGCATGCTGGAGCATGCACAACCCATCACCGTTCTGGGCGACTTCGGTACCCAGCGCGAGATGCCTCAGAACTCGACAGACACGCTGGTCTTCCGTCGTACGCTGCCGTTCGGCGCATCGACCACTGGCACCGTGATCGAGGGCTCCAACCGCTACGTCGGCACCCCAAACATCCAAGCATCGAACTTCGTGCTGGCTGAAGGCGTGACCCCGAACGCCAACACGATCAGCTTCCAAGACGTGTCGGTGCAACTGCAGCAGTACGGTATTCTGTTCAAGTACAGCTCGAAAGTTGAGCAGCTGTACGAAGACGACATCCCCGGCGAAATGGTCAAGCTGACTGGCGAGACCCTTGCTGAAGTTATGGAGATGGTCCGTTACGGCGTTCTGAAAGCAGGTTCGACTGTTATCTACGCAAACGGTTCCAGCCGTTCTGGTATCAACACCGCTATCAGCCTGAACGCTCTGCGTAAAGCAGCTCGTACACTGGAATCGAACCGTTCGCGTCGCGTGACTTCGCGTCTCGCCCCCGGCGTGAACTTCGGTACTCGCGCAGTGCAGCCTGCTTACATCGTGTTCGTGCACACCGATGCAGTGTCTGACATTCGTAATCTGGCCGGCTTTACCCGAGTCGAAGAGTATGGCTCGTTCAAGCCCATCCACGACCGCGAGATCGGCGCTTGTGAAGACTTCCGCTTCATCAGCTCGCCCCTGCTGGTTCCGTTCACTGCCGCTGGTTCCAGCACTTTGAATGGCATGCTGTCGGTCGGCGCAGCAAACGTCGACGTGTATCCGTTCATCATCATCGGTGAAGATGCTTGGGGTCAGGTTGCACTGAAAGGCATGCAGGCTGTTAAGCCGGTCGTCCTGAAAGCTTCCCAGACCAACCACGCCAACCCGCTGGGCCAGTTTGGCTACGTCGGTGCTTCGACTTGGTTCGCGACTGTGCGTCTGAACGACGCCTTCATGGCCCGTATCGAAGCTGGTGTGACCGCTCTGTAATCGAACGCCGGGGCTTTGCCCCGGCATCATTTGAAAGGAATACACCATGGCTGAAAGCATCAATGCCCGCGTAAATCGGTTGGCGGATGGCATTGATCGTCAGGAACTGGCGCTTTTGTTAGCGTCCATTCTGACTGATCTGACTGCTATCAAAACCAGCCTGAATCAGTTGCGCACCGACTATAACGCTGCAACCACGCCGACCACGGCTGCTGCGGTGACTTTGAATACCACTTCCTAAAGAAGGAGAAGGAACATGTCTTATAATCTTGAGCAATTTAACAGCGGCTACGTGTCGCTGACCTCCGGTGCAATCGCCATTACCACCAATAAGGCGAAATTCAAAACCACCGCAACCATCACCTTTCTGTTGAACGGCCTGTTTTACTCGAAGGCTGCTACCGACAATCTGGTGTTCTCGTCGGGCCACACCTCGCTGGGCGCAAGCCAAGCTTGCCTGTTTGGCTTGTGGCTCGATGCAAGCGGCAACGTGACGACCACCCAAGGTCCGATCGTTAACGCTGGCGACCCCTGCCCAGTTCCTTCGAACCCGGGCAACCGCGCACTGTTCGGCCTGATCAAGGTTGTGACTGGCGCATCTGGCGCGTTCGTACCCAATACGACCGAGTTTGATGCTTCCGGCGTTACCACGACCTACATCAACGCTGCAGCAATGCCCGGCACCGCGCAGTAACTTAGCTGTTGCCGTCCTCTCTAACCAGAGGGTTTGCAGGCCGTCCATTTTTTGGGCGGCCTGCTTTTTTGGCAGTCACTTCAACATAAGGAAAATAACGATGGCAAAGAAACCAGCAGTACAAGGCATTGAAATTCTTGATGACGAGCCTGTCGTCGAAACCGTGGCTGAAAGCAAAGACTTTAATCAGCTTGCTTCTGATGAGTCTTTTATGAACGAGCACGTTACAGTGCTTGTGCATTCAACTACTGACGAGAACCAAGCCCCGCATATCATCGTTAATTGCAACGGTGTAAATCAGCCGATTGTTCGCGGTGTACCTACTCAGATCCGCCGCAAGTATCTGGAAATCTTGGCCCGCATGAAAGAAACCAAGTATACCCAGCGTACGCTAAATCCGGCTGCACCTGATCAAATAGAAATGATTGCGCGTCATGGTCTTGCCTACCCTTTTGAAGTTGTGGAAGACAAGAACCCTCGTGGCCGTGCTTGGCTATCAAACGTAATGGCTGAACCCGCTTAATCAGGAGCCAACGTGAATTTTCTACAGCTTATCAATCGCACGCGAGTAGAGTGTGGCGTGTCTGGCGCCAGCGTGCCATTGACAAGCGTCACTAATCTTACCGGTGAATCTGCAAGGGTCGCTGGCTGGGTTAATAGTGCTTGGATGGATATCCAGACAGTGAAAGGCGATTGGCAGTGGATGCGCCAGCCGTTTGAATTTAACACTGTATCCCAGCAGCAGTTTTACACTGCAGCACAAGCCGGGGTAGGAAGTTCATTTGCAAACTGGAAGCGTGATTCATTCCGCTGCTCATCGGTCGGTAATTTTTACCGCGATGAGCAGTTGATGAATTACATGGACTACACCGTTTTTCGTAATCTGTACATGTACGCCAACATGCGAACTACGTACACGCGGCCGGTCGTAGTCACTATTGATCCGACAAAACGCCTTGGCTTTGGCGCCATACCTGATATCCCTTACGTAATCAGCGGTGAGTATTACATCAAGCCAACAGAGTTTGTGCTTGAAACAGATGCGCCTCCTGATGCATTCCCTGATCGCTACCATATGACTATCGTTTATCGCGCGATGATGTTCTACGCCGGTTACGAAGCCGCGCCAGAAGTTTTCCAAAAAGGCGAAATGGAATTTAAGCGGATGATGAATAACCTTGATATTGATCAATTGCCGGATACGGTAAGCGGACCACCGCTGGCTTAAGGACATAACATGCCGTTGAAGACTCCTCCAGTCAATTACGATTTAATAAGGCTTGCAGGGGGGTTGGATCAAGTCACGCCTACGTTGTCGTTGCCTCCCGGGGTTGCGCGCCGCGCGGCTAATTTTGAATGTTCTATTACCGGCGGCTACACTCGCATAGCTGGATACGAACGATATGACGGCCGGCCTAATCCTTCCGACGCTAACTACAATTTATTGAATTGCGCGCTTACCGGAACTGTAGCAGTAGGTGACACTATTACCGGCAGCGCCTCTGCTGCAACCGGCAAGGTCATAGCTTTATCAGGAAGCAACGTAATCATTACCCGTGAAGTCGGTAGTTTTTTATCAGGTGAACAGATTACGGTAGGCGCAACAGTAGTCGGAACAATTACCTTAGTTCAAGGTGTATCAGCTGACGGTTTAGAAGATGCCACTTACAAAGCTTTAGCAGCTAATGATTACAGAACTGATATACAGACCGTTCCGGGGTCAGGGTCAGTCTGGGGGGTTGCCTATTACAAAGGCTACGTTTATGCATGGCGTAATGTCGTTGGTGGCGCAAGCGCAAAAATATACAAATCCAGCCCAGCTGGATGGGTTGAAGTAGCGCTCGGTAAAGAGCTTGGTTTTGATACTGGCAGTTCGCAGATATTTGACGGCGAAACAGTTACTGGCCTTACCAGCGGTGCCACCGGGGTTGTTGCCAGAGTAGTTCATGAAACAGGAACTTGGGGCTCGAATAACGCCGCAGGCAGGCTTATTTTATCTAGCACTACAGGTACTTTTGTTAACGGCGAGCATTTGTATATTAGCGGCTCTAAACACGCGCATGCTGTAGGAACTCAAACGCAAATAACTTTACTTCCTAATGGCCACGTAGAAACTGTCATCGCCAACTTTGGCGGCGGCACACAAAACTACAAACTATATGGCACTGATCAAGTCAACCGCGCATTTGAGTTTGATGGCACGACGTATGTGCCAATAAGAACCGGCATGGCGGTAGATAAACCAAAGCATCTTGCTTTTCATAAGCAACATCTGTTTCTATCTTTTGATGCTTCGTTGCAGTTTTCTTCCCTCGGCGATCCCTACAAATGGACTACGCTACTTGGCGCCGGTGAACTCGCAATGAACGCTGACATTACTAATCTAATAGTTTTGCCGGGCGACCAATCGTCCGGTGCGCTTGGCGTTTACACAAGAAACGACACGTCAGTTCTTTACGGCACTGATTCCAGTACGTTTTCTTTGTCCACATTCAACACCGGTACCGGCGCCATCGCTCACACCGCGCAGAACATGGACACCGCTTATGTGCTTGATGATCGCGGCGTGATGAGCCTCGGCACATCGCTGAACTTTGGTAACTTCCTGCCGGCTTCGCTGTCTATGAACATTCGCCCGTTTATACAAGCCCGCAGAAACCTTGCTACCGCTAGTTTGGTGAACCGCGAAAAAGGTCAATACAGAATTTTCTTTTCGGATAAGTCCGCGCTTTACATGACCATATTGAACGGCAAAGTTTTAGGTGCCATGCCTATTCAGTTTTCGCACGCAGTAACTTGCGCAATCGAAGGCGAATCGCCGGATGGGACTGCTACATCATTTTTCGGTTCTACCGATGGTTATGTATACCGACTTGACGCCGGCACAAGCTTTGATGGGTCTCCGATCCCAGCAAACTTTAACCTTGTCTACAACAGCACTAAATCGCCGCGCATGCTTAAGCGCTATCGTAAAGCCAGCGTTGAAATGACAGGCGATTCGTATGCTGAAATCGCTTTTGGTTATGACCTTGCCTATCGGTCTATTTATTTAGCCCAGCCTTCTGATGCTGACTATGATGCCGACTTGCGTGCGACGTTTTGGGACAGCATGAGCTGGGATAATTTTGTTTGGGATGGCGCCGACATCTCGCCTACTGAAATATCAGTAGAAGGTTCTGCAGAAAATATGGCGATACGAATTTCTTCTGTGTCGGCAATTCTTGAGCCGTTCACTGTAAACAACATCATCTTGCATTACACAATGCGTAGAGGACTGCGATAATGCCGAACAGCTACTACAACCACGCTACTTACCCAACACCAAACTCTCCCGGCTCGTCCGCCCAGCTGCGGGCGGAGCTTGAGCTGATTACCGATGGTTTCGACAAGCTGCCTACACTTACGGGCAACGGCTACAAGGTAGCTATGATTAATGCCGCAGGCGATGCGATCATCGCGTCATCGGCGCTACAAAGCCTTGCCATCACCGGCAGTACTATAAACAGTACGGTAATTGGCGGCGTATCGGCCGCAGCCGGTACATTCACCAACCTGACAGCCACAGGTACGGTAAACCTTGGCACCGGTCTGGTTGTCACAGGCGGGTCGATAAACAACACCGTCATCGGCAATACGACCCCGGCCGCTGGCTCGTTTACGACACTCTCCGCCAGTGGTGGCATCACCGGCACGCTGACCGGCAACGTGACAGGCAATCTGACTGGTAATGTCACCGGCAACGTGGCTGGCAATCTGACGGGTAATGTTACGTCGACCGGCACTTCGTCTTTTGCAAACGTCACCATCTCCGGCACGCTGAACATGGATGCCGGCTCTTCGGCGACCATCGAGAATTTGAGCACGCCGGTGAACAGCGGTGACGCTGCAAACAAAGGCTACGTAGACACACAGATCGCTACCCGATTGGCATTGTCCGGCGGCACGATGTCCGGCGCTATCGCAATGGGCACGAACAAGATCACCGGAATGGGTGATCCTACGCTGGCCCAAGACGCGGCTACTAAGAATTACGTAGACACAGGTTTGGCGTTGAAGCTGAACTTGTCCGGCGGCACGATGTCTGGCGCCATCGCCATGGCCACCAATAAGATTACCGGCCTTGGCGACCCGACCAATGCACAGGACGCCGCTACCAAAAACTACGTTGATAGCGTCGCACAAGGTCTGGACGTCAAAGCATCTGTCCGCGCCGCGACTACGGCCAACATCACGCTGTCTGGCACGCAGACGGTCGACGGCGTTGCCCTGTCTATTAACGACCGGGTTCTCGTCAAAGATCAATCGACGCAAGCTGACAACGGTATCTATCTGGTCGCTTCCAGTTCTTGGACCCGTACTGCAGACGCTGATGCTTGGACTGAACTGCCGGGCGCGTTCGTGTTTGTTGAAAGCGGTACGGTAAATGACAACAGCGGCTGGGTCTGTACGGTTGCCCCGGGCGGCACGCTAGGTAGCACCGCCATTACATTCGAGCAGTTCTCCGGCGCCGGCCAAGTTATCGCTGGCACCGGTATGACGAAGACCGGCAATACGCTGAACGTCAATACAGCTTCCAGTGCGCGCATCGTGGTTGGCGCCGATGAGATTGATTTGGCTTCCACCGGGATCGTGGCCGGCACCTACCGGTCAGTTACCGTGGACCAGTGGGGCCGTGCTACGGCCGGTACAAACCCTACCACGGTTGCTGGATATGGCCTCACTGACGTGTACACCAAGACCGAGGTCGACAACGCACTGGCTCTGAAGCTGAATCTGTCCGGCGGCACAATGTCCGGTGCTATCGCAATGGGCACCAACAAGATCACCGGCATGGGCGATCCTACATTGGCCCAAGACGCGGCTACAAAAAATTATGTAGACAACGGTCTTGCTGCAAAGTTGTCGTTGTCTGGCGGTACGATGACTGGCGCCATTGCAATGGGCGGGTTCAAAATCACAGGTCTTGGCGACCCTACTGCAAACCAAGATGCCGTCACATTAATCTACCTGACCACTCTTTTTGGCAGCACCGCTTCAGCCGCTGCTTCAGCTTCGGCTGCGGCCATCAGCGCGTCAAACGCGGCTACAAGTGAAAGCAACGCGGCTACTAGCGCCAGCAACGCTTTGACTAGCGCTAACAACGCAGCAGCCAGCTACGACGCTTTTGATGACCGTTATCTCGGCAGCAAAAGCAGCGATCCATCTGTTGACAATGATGGCAACCCATTACTGACCGGGGCGCTATATTGGAACACGTCTTTAAACCAAATGCGTGTCTATTCAGGAACTGCTTGGCAAGCAGCGTATTTACCTGCAGGGTCGTATTTACTGCTTACCGGCGGCACGATGACCGGCGACTTAACAATGAGCGCACAAACAGACCTTCGGTTTGCTGATGCGGATTCATCTAATTGGGTTGCTTTTCAAGCTCCGGCTACCATAGCTTCAAATGTAACTTGGACGTTACCAAACGCGGATGGTACTAACGGCCAAATGTTAACTACTAACGGTTCAGGCGGTTTATCTTTTACAACCCCGGCAGGCGTTACCACCGGTAAAGCTATCGCAATGGCGATAGTCTTTGGATTCTAAGGAGCATTAAATGGCGAACCCAAACATCGTCAACGTAGCTGCTATTTACGGCAATACGTCAAGTACATCACTTACAGGAACTTCAGCTACTTCTGTTGCGAGCAACGCGGCAAGCAGTGGAAAAGTCTACAAAATTGGTAGCTTAGTTGTTGCTAACGTATCTGGTTCTGCAGCAACGATAACGATCAACTTGTATTCAGCTGCAGCTCTTGGCGGTACGGGCGTAGCAATCGCGTATCAAATCAGCGTGCCGGCTAATGCTTCATTAGTTGTCATTGACAAAACCACACCGATGTATCTTCTTGAAGACAAGTCGATTGGCGCCATCGCTGGTACGGCAAACGCCTTAACAGTTACGGCCTCATGGGAAGAGCTTAACGCTTAATAGGTGACGCATGCTTTATAGCAAAAACGGATCGATACCTTCACCGCAAACAGATGGGTCTGATGGCTGGATCATTGTGCCTGATAAACCTGAACCTCCTGAAGGTAAAGAGGTTGTTTGGTGGTTTCCGCCCGGCTGGGTTATTCGTGATCCAAAACCTGAAGCGCAGGAAGGTTATGCTTGGTCATGGTCTCAATCTGAGGAAAAATGGGTTGAGTACAAAATACCTGAACCTGAGCCAGTCGTTGAGCTTGTGCTGGCCCCAACGCCTATAGCTACTACCGAAGGCGAAACGCTTACCTCTGCACAAATAGAGGCCGTAGCTTCTTCGCAAATAGTTGCGCTATCTTCTGAACAAACGGAGACTTTGTCTTCTTTACAGATAGAGACGCTTACTACTTCGCAAATTTCTGGACTGGAGTAATCATGGGTCTGCGGTTTGTTGGTAACGTGATGAAGCCGGGGTACAACCCACTGGCAGCTAATATAACTTCCGGCGTAAACACGGTTCAACATCAAGGTATCTTTACGCTACAACAACAAGCCCGCGCAATCGCAAATCAGCAGTGGGCTACCGATCCTTATTTCGATTACACAACCCTGTTGATTCAAGCTGACAACGCTGCAAACGGTTTACAAAACGGCGCGTTCCTAGACAGCAGCACCGGTAGAACTGCAACAGGAACTTCATCTTCTATATCAGGCAATACACTTACTGTTGGCGGCACTGTCACCGGGTCATTCGCTGCAGGCATGACGCTGTCTGGCACAGGCGTGACGTCCGGCACTACCATCGTTGGTTATGGCACAGGCACTGGCGGCGCGGGTACATACATCGTCAATATTAGCCAGACAGTTTCAGCTACTAGCATATCGGGTTCAGGTGGGAATTACGTTACACGTAATGGCGGCGCGCCGGGGATGGTGCAAGGCAGTTTTTCTCCGTTTAGCGCAACAGGCTGGAGTAATTTTTTTGATGGGAATGATTATTTAACAGTCGCTGGTGGTTCTTCGCTTGCTTTTGGTAGTGGTGATTTTTCACTTGAGGCTTTTGTGTATCCGACAACAGCAAGTGGGACAAGAAAAATATACGACGGGCGACCAAATACGACAGCAGGAAATTACCCTGTTCTTCACATAGATGGTAATAATGCAGTATTTTTTGTTGATACAACAGCGTTAATTACTGGAACAACTGTAATACCAGCAAACGCATGGACACACGTTCTAGTGTCAAGGGTTAGCGGCAATCTTCGTTTATTTATAAACGGTGTGCAGGACGGTTCTACAGTTTCAAATTCAATTAACTTCGCAAATGGAACTGCAAGACCAGCCATCGGTGTTCGTGGCTCTAGCCTAGCAAATGATTTTTTTACTGGCTACATTTCTAATGTTAGGGTAATTACAGGATCGGGTTTTACTTCGGTTACTGTACCAACAACACCATTAACGGCAGTTTCAGGTACGTTACTTCTGACCTGCCAATCAAATCGGTTTTTTGATAGCGGAACAGCAAATTCAGGGTCAGGCTTTGCCGTTACCACCGCAGGCAACCCATCCGTCCAAGCCTTCTCGCCATTCGCGCCACAGTATCAATATACGGCAGCAGGAGCAACTTCGTGGAGTGCTTCATTCGGAACGTCGAATTATCTAGACTCTACATTCAACCAAGCATTTACTGGCACTACCAATTTCTGCTTTGAGACTTGGATGTATCTCACTGCCATGCCGACACAGGAGCAATTTTGGTTCTTAGGTGTTCAAAGCGGCATATTTTTTGATTCATGGGTTAACAGTTCGTTGGGCGTTGAAGTACGTATTAGTTCAAGCACTAATGCTACACTGACAAGTACCTCCACAGTGTCGGTAAATGCATGGAACCACGTTGCTGTAACATTTGATGGTACGACTTTAAGAATCTTCATCAACGGTGTGCCTTCTGGTTCAACATCTTTTACGATGCCCACTGGCACTACTACCAGATACTTCGTTGGCTATAACGACTATTCTCCAGCCGCAAGATATTTTACTGGTTACCTTTCAAATTGGAGGGTATCCGTAGGAACTCCGCGTTATACAACCACTTTCACACCTCCTATCTCACCGTTATCTTCGGATGTGTATACGATAATTTTGCTGTTGCAGTCTGGTACCTTTATTGACACTAGTGGCAATAACAGAACGGTGGTAGTTAATGGTACACCAACTACGCAGTCTTTTTCTCCTTTCAATCGAATAGCAACAGGCGGGTCTGGGTACTTTGATGGGACGGGGGATTATTTAACACTTCCAAACAATGCCACTACAACTATAGGAACATCAGATTTTACTTTTGAGGGTTGGTTCTATACTCCAAGTGTCGCAACGCTTCAAACTTTGATGACGTATGGTTCTAGTGGTTGGCGAGTATTTATGAACGCCGCTGCTATTTGGTTTTTAAATGGATCAACTTCAATAATTAACACTGGCACTATTCAACCAAACTCGTGGATTCACATTGTTTTAGTTCGCAGTGGGTCTGGAAGTAACAACACAGCTTTGTGGATAAACGGATCAAGAATTACGCAAGCAACAAATACGACAAATTTTGCGGCTGGCGCTCCGCAGATTGGAATGGAGGGAACTACATCAAGTCCATACACTGGCTATATGAGCAATGTTCGTTTAGTGAAATCTGCACTATACAACCCCGCAAATTCAACTATTACCGTTCCATCGCTTCCTTTTAGTAATGTCACAAATACAGCATTCCTCCTCAACTTCACCAACGCTGGTATTAGCGACGCATCTATGCGCAGTGTTCTTGATACGATAGGCAATGCGCAAGTAAGTACCGCCGTGGTGAAATATGGTTCAGGTGCCATGCTGTTTGATGGCACTGACGACCGGGTGTCAATTCCTACCAGTCAGTTTTTAGATTTGGGTGTTGGGGACTTTACCATCGAATGCTGGGCCTATAACACCAATTGGGATACTGACCAGAATCAACTTTTTGAGCGCGGTCGATTTACCGTAGGTAAGTCTTATCGCGCTTGGATGAAGACAAATCAGATTGTCTTTGAAGTTAATTTAAGCGGCACCGCTACGGGCGGATATACCACTATTACTGCGACTATCAGAAACAACGTATTTCAGTGGTACCACCTCGCTTTTGTTCGCAGCGGACCAAACTTTTATATTTATCGAGACGGTGTGCAAGTAGCCAGTGCTACGTCTACAGCAGCTGTATTTACAACTACCGAAGCTTTGGCTGTCGGTGGTGCTGCTGATGGCAACAACAACATCATGATGAACGGTTACATTGATGACTTCAGAATAACTCGCGGTATCGCTCGATACACTGGATTAACTTTCACACCACCACAAGTAGCTTTACCGAGGCAATAACATGAGCAACTACCCGGGAAAGATAATCACTAACAACGCTGATATCGGCTATTCCGTTGTGTTTGACGGGACGGGGGATTATCTCTTTACAACAGGTGCCGCACTCGACACGGGCGCTGGAACAGCGGATATTACTTTTGAGTGTTGGGTGTATAACAGAGGGTATTCCGGAAGCCAATATGGACGAGGCATTTTAGTTTTTTACCCATCTGCTGCTTATAATACAGACCGTTTGATGGTACGACTGGACTTTAACTCAAACGCGATTAACTGTTATTTAATTGTTGGTAGCGCCGCACAGTGGGGGATTAGCGGGACTAATTCGACTAGTTTGGCTACAGTTAACGCATGGACGCATGTAGCACTTGTTCGTTCTTCACAGACTTTCAGGTTGTATATCAACGGAGTACTTGATACTACACTGCCAGCAACCACTGTAAGTCTTAATACCTTTGACACTTTTAATATTGGTAGAACGCAAGATGGGACGGTTCCTGATTTCGACGGCTATATATCTAATTTTAGATATGTCAAAAACACCGCCCTTTACACCGCTGCGTTCACGCCTCCAACCCAGCTACTAAACATCACCAACACACAACTACTTACCTGCAACTCTCCGGCAATAGTTGACCAGAGTACCAACGCATTTGTCATCACAGCCAACGGCAACGCAGCAGTCAGCACCTTCACGCCCTTTGCCGCTTACAACCCTTACACCCCGGAACTTGGTTCAGCCTCGTCGGGGATATGGTCTCTGAACGAGTTGATGGAACAAACACTGACTCGTCGTTCAAATAATTATGACCCTTACTTTACGTACAACTCACTTCTAATCCATGGAGCCGGTACTGACGGTGCGCAGAACAATACTTTCTTGGACAGCAGCACCGCGAATAGCGGTAGTCCTTGGTCGCTAACGCGTAACGGTAATGTATACCAAGGTGCATTCACTCCGTTCACTCGCACGGGCTGGAGCGTATACCTTGACGGTAACGTAAATATAAACAATCCAGCTGGATTGCCTACTGCTTTTGCTGGCTGGGGTGGGCGGACCAGAACTTTTGAGATGTGGTTATACAGAGAAGATTCTACTGCTGGGTGCAATTTACAGACGGCCTATGCTGCTGTTGTTGCTAACGGCCGCTGGACAATAACTATAGACGCTAGTAGCCGACTTGATTTTGGTTGGACAACTAGCACAAGCAGCCAAGAAAGTGTTCAAACCGTAAACACCGTCCCTGTAGGTTCTTGGTGTCACATAGCCGTAGTAGTAGATTCTACGACTTCTACAAACACTACTATTCGCTTGTTTATAAACGGAGCGATGGAAACTTTTACTGGTAAAAATCTATCTACTCAAACATCTACCTACGGTTGGCAAAGTCTTTTTGGTTATGCGAGTTACACTTACGGCGCACCGGCGGGTTATTTCTCTAATTTGCGTTGGAGCAACAATCTTCGCTATACCTCGTCTTTTGCGCCCCCTACAGCAAATTTTACAAACGATGCAAATACGCTATACCTGATTGCCCAAGATTACAGATTAAGAGATAGAAGCAGCAACGCTTACACAGTTACTGTGGCTGCGGGAACCCCGCGCATAATGCCATTTGGTCCGTTTAACGCAAATACTTTAACTGCCTATCGCGACACTACTGTTGGAGGAAGCGGCTTTTTCCCGGGCAGCGGTTCAAGCTATGTGGTTACAACGGATAGTTCAACCGCGTTTTTGCCGCAAACCACTACTACGCCGTTCACTATTGAGTGCTGGGTTTATAACACGGGCACTAGCTCGACAGTGCTGTACGCTGCTATAGCCGTTGACAATTATGCTTACACCCTTGGTTTCGGTAGTGCCGTAGGAACCTATGACTCTACGCAAACACCGTGGTTTGGCGTGTACGGCTTTGGTTGGTCTGGTCTTCGATCCACGACACCAATACCGCTAAATGCTTGGACTCACATTGCTTGTGTATTCACCGGCTCCACTTGCTACATATATCAAGACGGTGTCATGACTGCTTCGGGCGGCCCGAGTACATGGGAAGTTAAAACCGCTGGTAAAGTTCGTATTGGTTGTCGCCCCGACGCTGGTACCGATACATTTACCGGGTACATAGCTGGCGCGCGAGTTGTCATAGGCAGTAACTTATACCCAAGTGGCACCACGTTCACTCCGCCTACCGCGCCGCCTACAAACATCACAAACACTAAGCTGCTGCTGAACTTTACTAACGCAGCAGTTATAGATTCCACAGGGTTGAACATAATTGATACTGTCGGGCAAGGACAGATATCAACGTCGCAAAGCCGTTTCGGTCGTGGAAGCCTGTTTTCAGGGTCATCCAGCGGGGGGTTTATTGTTAGAGGCGAAGGGCTAAGTATCGCTTTTGGAAACGGTGATTTTACTATTGAGTTTTATGCGTATTTAACTTCCCTTGGTACTTGGGTGTTTGATACGTGCCCGGCCGGGGTTGTGGCTCCTACGAACCGAATATTATTGCAGGTTCAAAGCAGTGGTTCTGTAGACTATCTCACTTATCAGGGCGTCACTACTTTAATATCTTCAGGCGGTGGTGTTTTTTCTACTAACCGTTGGCACCACATAGCCTTGTGCAAAGCTAGTTCGCAAACCAGATTGTTTGTGGATGGCATACAGAGAGGTTCTACTTACAGTGACACTTTAGATTATCCGGCACAATTAAATCGGCCAATTTTGTGCGCAGATGGTTACGCTGAAGGTTTTAGCGGCAACATTCGTATCGATGAACTTCGTATTACCCGTGGGTACGCGCGGTACAAAACTAATTTTAAACCCCAAACTTCTCGTTGGCAGGATCAATAAGTCATGCTTGAAGAAAACAAAGAAATGTCTATCGAAACTTCACTGGCGCTTCTGAATCACCGTGTAGAGGTTATGCACGACGATTTTACTGAAATGCGTGCAGTTCTTAAAGAACTGACTACAGCTATAAATAAGTTGACCGTAGTTGAAGAAAGGCAAACGCAATTTGCTGAAGCCCAAGAGCGGGCTTTTAACGTGATAGCAAAAATAGAAGAGCGGCTTACTGCTCTTGAAAAACGCGTTCCAGAAAATGACCGCGTAAAAGTTTGGGTCGATCGTAGCGTGATAGCTGTTCTTGGTGTAGTGTTTTTATTTGTTGTTAAGAAAATCGGGTTGATGTAGGAGGTTCCCAGTGTGGACCCAATCACCATTGCCGCCGCCTTTAAAGCCGCAACCACGGCCATCGATATGGCGAAAAAGGGCGTGGCCCTATACAAAGAAATCAAACAAACCGGCGGAGATGTAAAAGACGTATTGCTTGATCTTAAAGATCAATTTAGTAAATTAACCAACCCGTCGCAAGAACAGAAAAAGCAATACAACGAAGAAGTAAAAAGAATTCAAGAAATATCTACGGCAGACCCAAGACAAGTTCTTGACGATATATGGGAGCATCTAGGAACTTTTGTAGATAAATACGACATCATGGTTAAAGCCTATGTGGCGTCCGAAGTATCTGCAAAAAAAGTATACAAAGGTGAAAAATCTTTAGGTCGACGCGCACTGGAAAGATTAAAGATAAAACATCAATTAGATTCTATGCTGGCTGAAGTACGCGAAGAAATGGTGTACAACACCCCCAGTGAGCTTGGTGATTTGTGGACACGTTTTGAAGCAATGTGGACTACCATTGTTCGTGAACAGAACATAGCTCTCGCCGAAGAGATGCGGAAAGAACAGGTGGCGCGGTGGCAACGGGAAAGGGAGTGGGAGGAGGTAAAAGCAAAGGCGGTATGGATTGGGGCGGTAGTGTTCGTCCTGACATGGTTCAGCGGCCTCCTAATCCTCCTGCGTCTGAGTCACACATACCGTGGTCTTTACTCATCACCTTGGTGGTCTTGTGTATTGTGTTAGTAATCGCGCTCCCAGTAATGGGGGTTATGTACATGGATATGAATAACGCTACTACGGCAGCAATTGCTGAGCTTGAAAGATTGAAAGAAGCACGCAGACGTTACATTAAAGAACTAAGAGGATTACAAGATGCTTACGAAAACCCAACTCGCCCAAATGATAAAGGGCAATAAGTATGTTGATAATTGGTACGATGCTCTTTCTATTCTTTTGCCTGAGTACGATATTGATTCTCCGAAACGTATTGCGGCTTTTATCGCCCAGTGCGCCCACGAATCCACTCATCGCGGGGTACCTTTCGCCGCGCTTGAAGAAAACCTCAATTACTCGGCGCAAGGTTTGCGCAAAACTTTCGGCAAGTACTTTCCGACAGATGAACTGGCAAAAGCTTACGAACGCAAACCTGAAAAGATTGCCAATCGTGTCTACGCTAATCGCTATGGAAACGGTCCAGAATCTAGCGGAGATGGATGGACCCACCGTGGACAAGGTTTAATCCAGCTGACTTTTTACGACAACTATAGAGACTTTGGTGAAAGTCTCGACCCAACGCTTTCGCCTAAAGAAGTGTCCGAATATTTAAAAACTTTCGAGGGGGCGTCCCAGAGCGCTTGCTGGTTTTGGGAGAAGTCAAACTTAAACCGATTCGCCGATAAAGGTGATATTCGCGGCATGACCCGCGTGATTAACGGCGGAGAAAACGGACTTGCAGACAGAGAGAAACACTATGCGCACAATCTTCATATTATGGGCGTTTAGTCTGGCATTAGCCGGGTGCGAACGCTACAGGTACCCTTGTCAGGACCCCGACAATTGGGAAAAGAAAGAATGTAAAAAACCATATTGCACTACTACTGGAACTTGTCCTGAAGATGTAATGACTACTGACGATATGAAAGTGGACAACAATGAACCCGTTCAAACTAATCGATAAGTTTTTAAGTCTGTCACAAGAACAGCATGACGCGGTTATTAAGTTTTGTATTGCGTTCACGTTCTGTTGCACAGTAGTGATTATGGTTGCCATCAGTCTGTATAGTGTCGTTTTTGTAACACAACCTATGCGGGGCATGGCGCCGGCGGACAAGCAGTTTTTTCTAATTCTGTCCGATATGTCGAAATACATACTGGGCTCGCTTGCAACTCTGCTTGCGGTCAAAGGGAAAGATGCTTTGCCCAAGTTCGTACCTGAAGGGTTGTCTACTGAAAAGGAACGACTGGCTGCCAGCGAACCGACAGCTACAGATAAGCCGAAGCGCAAAGAACCGCAGCTTGATCCTGTACCTGAAACCTTTATCATTACCGGGTTCCGTGGCAAAGCTGCCCCGGCACCAGTTCAACATGACGTCCGCGACGAATAGGAGACTGTGATGGAAAAATTACTTTGGGCTCGTATGGTGGTAACCGCAATCGCAAGCCTTGTGCTGGCAACCAGCGTGCATGCCGGTGGCGAAATGAAAAAGGTCTGCCGCAAAGAAAATAAAAAGGGCAAAGAAGTTGAGACTTGCCGCATGGTCAAAGTCCATAAAAAGCTCGAAGGTACGGTTGTTCCAAAATGAACCCGTACTTTATAGCCGGTAGTGTTATCGCTGTCGTGCTGGCGTACGGCGCCGGCCATTGGCAGGGAGACACTGCAGGGCAGGCGAAAGTCCAACAGGCTTGGGATAAGCAAGCCAAGGAACTGGCTGAAGCGCACGCGGTGGCGGTAGCCGCCGCGCGCGAGCGCGAACAAGAACTTCAGCAAGGAGCGAACAATGACCGCGAAGAAAAGAATAAACAGCTGCGTGAAGCTAACGCTCGCGTTGCTGCCCTTACTAACGTCGTGCGCGAGCGTGCCGACCGTCCCGCCGAAACCGGTTCCGTGCCCGGTACCCCCAGCACTGGACCCGCTTCCGCCGGATGTACTGGAGCGGGACTATATAGGCCGGATGGAGAATTTCTTATCGGGGAAGCTGCCGCCGGGCGCCAATGCCAAGCCCTCCTCAAAGAATGCCGAGCAGGGTACGAAAGATTTGAAAAATTGAGGAGAGACCCATGACCGGCGCTTGGACCCGTAAAGAAGGCAAGAGCGAAGCTGGCGGCCTGAACGAGAAAGGGCGCCGGAGTTATGAGAGGCAGAACCCGGGCAGCGACCTCAAGGCCCCGCAGCCAGAGGGCGGCCCACGGAAGAAATCTTTCTGCGCCCGCATGCGCGGAATGAAAGCAAAATTGACAAGTGCCAAAACAGCAAGAGACCCGGACAGCCGCATCAACAAAGCGTTGCGGGTTTGGAAATGTTAAGGTAGAATTTTTGAGGGGCCCTTGCGCCCTTAAAAAAGCCGCCGTTTGGGCGGCTTTTCTATTTGTGGAGTCACCATGCCAACTACGACAGCGCAACCTGCAGCACTGACCAGCAGTCAACCATCTGCGCTTACTACAAGTCAGCTGTCCACGATGGGTGTTACTGCGGCCAATCCGTACGATCTGAACGCCAATACCCCCGCTGGCCTTGCAACGTCTGCAGCAGCCGGAATGACGAAAGCGGACGTCACCGGTTATAAGCCGACAGACGTAACTGCCACTGGATATAAGACCACTGACTGGGCTGATACAGAAAAGCAGACCGTTGCTGGCCAAGTGCAAGGTCTGATCAAGTCAGAGTCTCCGCTGATGCAGTTGGCAGAAACTCAGGCCAAGCAGCAGATGAATCAGCGCGGCCTGCTTAATACCAGCATGGCTGTTGGCGCTGGCCAAGAAGCAGTCATCAAGCAGGCACTCCCGATCGCCCAGCAAGATGCTACGGTGTACGCCAACATGGCGAAATACAATGCGCAAATCGCCAATGAGCAAGCTGCGTTTGAAGCGGCTGCAAAGAACAAAGCTGTAGCTGACAATGCGGCTGCAGCAAACGCCGCCGCAAGCTTTGAGGCTGCGGCCAAAAATACGGCAAGCGCAAACTACGCTAAAGATTTAAATGCGTCTGTGTCTCAGATGATGGACATCGCATTTAAGACGGCTACCGCAAATGCAGATAACGTAACTAAAGTTCTTACCCAACAGATTGACGCCGATACACGTAAGTATCTTATTGACGTAGAAGCTACTTACAAAAACCAGATGCAAGCATCAGCTTCTGCGAACGAGTTGTACCAGCAGGTAACTAAAAATATCGCAGACATCATGGCCAACCCAGACCTAGATGTCAAAGCTAAACAGTCGGCCGTAGATATACAAAAAGGTTACCTTAATAGCGGCATGCAAATACTTAGCGCTACGTCCGGCGTGCAAGGGCTTGATAAGCTAATTGATTTTTCTGGCGGCACCGGCAACACGGTGGAAACACCTACAACACCAACCCCGGGATATAAACCTCCAGCGGCCTTAACTGGCGGCGCAAACTTCCAAAGTGTTTCAAAACAATTCGGTGATACGTTAAATACCGGCGGAGGCGTTACTGTTGATGCTAAAGGTGTTGCTACCTTAAATTACAAAGACCCTATTAGCGGCGCAGCTAACAAATTCACTTTGCCTTCGGGTTCATATTACGACCCAGATAAAAACCAAATTGTTGATTCGACAGGCAAACAGGTCGCTGTACCCAGCGGGTTGCTTTCTGGCGCAATGTCAGCAGAACAGCGAAGAGCTTTGTCGCCGGGAATTCAAGTCGGTGACTCTTTGGTTGAAGTTGAAGAGACGTTTAGCCCAACTGGAGCGAATACGGCCGGGGCTAAAATTGATGCAAAAGGACAGATTACGCTTAAAGGCGGCACCGTCATACCTCCCGGCTCGGTTGTTGTTGGGGACAAAATTTATAAAGCGGATGGCACTCCTGTTGCACTTAAGCCAGCGGATGATGTTAACTACCGTGATCGCATAACCTCAGCTATGGACGCTGGCGGGGCGAACCTTACCGGCGCTACATATAACGCTGATGGCAGTGTCAAGCTTAAGAATGGCACCGTTATACCGGCTAACGCTTACGCTAAAGACGGTGTGCTTTACGATTCGGCAAATAAACCGATTGCTATTAAACCGGCGGACGATGCTAGATATCGTGAGCGTATAGATACAGCAATGAACAACGCTAACGTAATGCTTGACAGTGCTACTTACAACACTGACGGTACTGTTAAATTGCAAAGCGGCACAGTAATACCAGCGGGCGCTAAATTCGTTAACGGCAAATTAGTTAATGCCGCTGGCGCTGCGATTACTTTAAAACCAAATGATGTAAACGGCTATCAAGAAAACTATAGTTCAGCGCTTGAACAAGCCGGGCTTTATTTAGAGGGTGCTACGTATGACCCTAAAGCCGGAACGATGAAACTTAAGACAGGGACCGTCATACCGGCTGGCGCTAAGTTTGTTAACGGTAAATTGGTTAATGCTGCCGGCGCGGCTATCGCGATTGCTGCGAATGACAACGTCAACATCCGCAACGCAACGAACGAAAAGTTTGGCGGCTCTCTCAACATGGCTAACGTCAAAACGTACAACGCGGATGGTTCATTTACTATGACCAGCGGCACTGTAATTCCTAAAACAGCGGTCATAAAAGAAGATGGAAAAGTGTATAAGACTGCTGCGGATAAGACGCCTATCGTTTTGAAAAAAGGTGATACTTAAAAATGCGCGAAGCGTTGCTTGAGCCGATCATATCCGCGATCAGGAAAGGCACTGCTTTACCGCGCCAAGAAATAGAGAAGTACTTAGCTGACTGGGATGTGATCCCGGTAGAAGCTGATGATAAACACGCAGCAACAGTGATAGCCAAAGGCACTGAAATACACATAGCGCTTGCCAACGGTTATCAACCAAAAACTTGCAAACGCGGAGTTATAAAGCAGTTTCTAAAACCGCTGTTTGATAAGTACGGTTTTGTTACAACACGGGTTTCCCATAACCGTCTAAATGAGAAAAGGTTTGTAGAGCGGGTCGGATTCAAACCGACATGGAGCGATACAGAGTTCCAATATTACTTCCTCGGCTCAATGCCGTTTGAAAGGAAAGCTAAATGAATTTTCAAAAAACGTACATGTCTCGCGCAGTAACCCGCGCGATGGCCGCAGAACATCCTATCGGCGATCCTTTTGGCGGTCCAGCTTTTGGTGAGCGCAATGACCCTATAAGCGCCGCGATCTCTATCGGTACGATGTTTGCCACCGGCAGCGCTATGATGGCTGGCTCAGTGATGGCCGGTATCGCTTTTGCTGGTGCAGCGGTTAGCCTTGTTGGCAATATCACAGGCAATAAAACGCTGATGCAGTTAGGCGCGGTAGCCGGTATTGTCGGCGGCCTTGGCAGTATGGGTGCGTTCGGTGAAGGCGCGAAAAGCGCTACTTGGTCAAGCCTTGGTTCTAGCGGCAGTGCAGCTGCCGGCGGAGCTAATGTCGCGCCTCTAGCGTCGACTTCTTCAGCCGCCCCTTCGATAGATGTTTCAGCTGGCGGGGCAGGGCCAAACACCACTATGTTTGGCGGAACGTCATCAGCTGCAGCAGCTCCCTCGGCGGCGGCCCCAGTTACATCTGCTGTTCCAACACCTAACATCACCTCTGCTCCGATTAACGCTCAAGGCGTCCCATCGGCTTACGGCCAAGACATATTTAAAACGGCCAGCATGCCGGGCAGTGCAACTGCGGCGGGCACAAGCGCTACCGCCGCTGGTAACCTCGGCAGCGCTACGACGCAGGCAGCGGATGCTTACAGCGACATTGTTTCTGCCGCTGATCTTGGTTCTCAAAATACAGCTTTTGGAAATAACATTACTGCTACTGGCGCGGCAGGCGGTACAACTTCTGCTATTCAACCGCAGACCATGTTTGAAAAGGCGATGGGCTACGGCAAAGGCGTCATGGATTTTACAAAGGAAAATCCCATGGGTGCCTACCTGCTTGGTAACACTGCCGGCGGCGTTGCGGATTGGTTGTCTGGTAAAACAGACGCAGAACTTGAAATGCTAAAAGCTGCAACCGCTGCAAAACGAGCTGAAGAAGAAGTGTATGGTGTGCGCGCCGATGCCATGCGGGCTGAAATTGAAAGAGAAAAACAGCGCCGTGCAAACCTTAATGCCGGCTATCAGCAAGTCAACGCCGGCGTCAACGTAAACCCTAACGCCTACGTTCAACAGCCTTGGGGACAACAACAGCAACCAGCTGGCCTGATCGCTGGCGCACGTACGTAATAAGGAGAACATCATGGCTGACGGACTTATTCAAGACAATATGGCCCAACCGGGCAATGACTCGCAGATTAATTCGCAAGTCATTAAGCAAAACATAAAGATGCCTCCAGAATTACAAGAAGCCTATGAGCGCGTCGTGATCGCGGGGATGAAAGTAATGTTCTCTAAAGAGAGCCACGACTTTATGCTGCGCCAGTTACAGCAAGGCGGTTCTCTAGGTGAAAAGCTTGGCAAAGGTGTAGCCGGTCTTCTGCTTGTATTGTTCAAGCAATCAAACGAAACAATGCCCCCACAGGTGATCATCCCCGCCGGCGTTGAGCTAGTAGCTCAAGCAGCTGACTTCCTGAAGGAGGCCGGCATGGAACAGCCGACTAACGACGACATCGGTCAGGGTATCCAAATTATGATCTCCATTATCTTGGAGAAGTTTGGTGTCCAGCCTGAGCAAATGCAGCAAATGCTAAATCAGTACAGCAATCAAAACATCCCGGCACAAAACGAAATGGGAGGTCAGAATGCCTAGCCTTAGCGGCCTTATCGGCGGCGTTATTGGCGGCGCTGCTGGAGCGTATGGCGAAGTCGCGCTTTCTGAATTGAAAAACAAACAGCGTATTGATATTGAGAAAGCGCTGTCTGAAGTAATGTTTGAACGCGACCAGCGTATTAAAGAAGCGGACTTGATGCGCTCACGCGGTGAAGAAGAGCGCAAACTGTCGCCGGAATACATTCAAAGAGTTGGCGCGGCTGATCTAGAGAAGGGCAAAGTAAGTCTTAAAAACCGTGAACAACTTGCACCGGAGACTGGGCGTGTTGGTGCGATTGAAGCGACAGCCGCTATCCCGGCAAAAGACATCGAAGCTCAAGGTGAGACAAGCCGTAAGATGACACAGACCAAAACGATGGCCGGTGATAAAGGGTTTGTCAAAGGCGTCGAAACGCTGGACATTGCGCAGAAAGCTGGCGATATCGTAGCCGCGCGCGAGAAGGCAAAGATCAGATTGGAAGGCGGTGGCGGTGGTGGCGGTGTTGGAAAAGTGCGGTCTACATACACGGATGACCAAGGAAACAAAGTGGCCGTTATGTCAGACGGCAGCACTAAAGTGCTGGGCCGTGCAGCTGACTTTGATAAAAGCGTTGCTGGCATCGTTACTAAGCTTAGTAAAGAAGACCCGAAATATGATGGCACTGCTTTCAGCAAATTGCCAATTAGCCGCCAGCGTGAGATCGCTACTCAAATTCTTACAGGCCAAGGTAGCAGCACAGGCGGCGGTGGTACGGGCGGCGGTAATAAACGGGACCTATCTGGTCTGTCAAAGTTTGAGCGTCAATAAGGACAAGCTATGGCGTTTGACGTCGAAGGTGCACTCGCGGCTGGCTACAGCCGCGCAGACATTGCTGAGTATCTGGCATCGAAGAAAAACTTCGACGTCGCCGGTGCCCGCGAAGCAGGATATACGGACGAGGATATCGTTTCTTACCTGTTGCCTGAAAAACCTTTGGCCAAAGCAGCGCCAGTAAGCGCGCCAAAAACTGACACCGTACAAAACCCGCTTGCTGCCAAAGAGCCGGGGATCATTGACCGTTTAGTCACCGCTGTCAAAGACGTTGGAAAACCTTCCAGCGTTATGGACACCTACACACCAACCGCCGAAGATCAGCAAAAGGCTATCGACAAACGGCTATCGCTGGGCCAAGGGCCCGTCAGTGAAACAGCAGTAGCCAAAGCGCAGGACGTCCGTACCGGCCGATTGAAGACTGAAGATCAAGGTCTGATTCGGCTTGCAAAAGCTTTAGAACAGCAACAAGCCCCCACTTTAGAAGGTGTAGCTCAGCGAGTTACCGAAGACGAACGTCTTGCTGATGAAGCCGAGACCGCCCGTCGCCGGGCGCTTGCCCGCGAAAACCCTTTATTGGGTAGCCTGCAATCAGGTCTTGCCAGCATGACCGCTGGCGGTTTGAATCTTCCCAGTGTTGCTGCCGATGCTTTCAATCAAACCTTCGTCAACCCGGTTCTTGAAGCCGCTGGCTTTTCTCCGCTTGACCGCGTATCCACTGCATACGGCACCGAGTATTTAGCCAAAGCCGCTGAAGACTACATGCCGTCAGTCGGCCGGCAGGGCATGGCTGAAGCGTACGATAAAGGGCAATTCGGCCAATGGTTGTTCAGCAACATGGCTGCCAACTCTCCGCAAATTGCGATGTCTTTGGCGGCCGCGTATTTCCCGCCTTTGCGTGCCAGCATTCTGCCAGCTATGGGGTCAACGACCGCTGGCCAGAGCTTTGCCGCTGGCGATGACTCCCGGGTTGCGGCTGCCAAGGGCGCGGTCGAAGTCGTCACCGAGATGCTGCCACTGGGCGTGTTCGACAAAGTAGGCGACGTCCTGCGCGGCATGTCTGTGCCCAAGCAGAAAGCTGTTCTTGCGATCGCTGGCCAGCGGCTTCTGCAGTCGGGCGCCCAGATCAGCGCGGACATGCTGACGAATGCCGTCGAAGAAGCGGCCGCGCAGTTCGGCGGCAATGTGCTGGACAGGTATTTCCAAGGCAAAGACGTTGAGTTGACTCAGGGTCTGGCTGATGCATCTGTACTCGGTGCAGCCACTGGCGGCGCTATGGGCGCCCCCCGTTCCGCTGGTATTTTGGCTGGCAAGTTTGAACCGGTTACGCCTGAACAGCAGATCGCAGATGCTATCAATCAAAACGTCCAGCAGATGCAACCCGTCGGTGCCGAACTGGAAGCTGTCGCGGCGCTTAGCCCGACACCGATAGACCCGGCGGTCCTTGCCCAACGGATTCTGCAATCCCGTACGGTAGACGACGCTATCTCAGCGGCTGAGCAAGCCGCCGGCGGTATCCCTCAAGTAAGTTACGCGCCATCTTTGGCGCCGGCTGCGGCTGCGCCTTTGCCAGCCCCAGCCCCAATCCAAAATCTGCCAACAATCCCTAGTGTTGCAGAAATACAACAGGAGCAGCCGACCCTGAACATGGGTCGAGTAGAGCCTACGCTTGGGCCCGTGCCAGAGACAGGCACTGTCACACTACCAGAACCCAGCGTTGCGGTTGAACAACAGTTCGGCCTTGATAAGTTGCGGCTGGCCCCACGCCCACAGCGGATTCAAGGGCAATCTGTGGCAGACTTGTCAGACGACCAGCTGCGCGCTGTGGTTGAAGACGAGGCCGCCCCCGCCATCACCCGCAGGGGCGCGCAGATTGAACTGGACGCACGCCGCTCTGAACAAGGACCCGCCCGTGTCGAACCAACCCTCACCCCTACAACGGAAGTGCCTGCAGCCGCAGCTGAACCTGTGGCTGGCGCGCTTGAGCCCAGTGCGGTCCGAGCAGATGCGCAAAGATATCTTGATGAGCAGGCAGCTACCGAAGGAATCGAATCCCCGGTCCAGCTGAACCCGGCCCCGGCGGAAGAGCAGACCGCAGTCAGCGAAATAGCGCAGGCGCTGGGTAGCCAGTTCGGCACCAAGATCGAAGCTTACAGCGACGCCCGGGATACGGCGGTGAACGGCTTTGCGTTTAAGGGCACAGCCTTCGTCAATGTAGCCAACGTGCCGATGAACATCACGCGCACGACCTTGCATGAGTTCAAACATACCGTCGAGCAGATTGCCCAAGCTGAGACCGAGGCAGGTTTAACCGGTACGGCGGCCCAGCAGTTTGTCGCTGACATTGACAGCATATTCGACGACATCACGGAAGAAGGTCGCCGCGCGTACGCAGAGAATTTCCTGTTTAAGGAAGAGCTGGATAATCTGACTGGCGCCAAACGCGAGAAGCGTTTACGGCAACTGTTGGCCAGTCCGACTTTGCGCTCCGAAATGACCGCCGACTTTATCGGCAACCGCGCCACGGACAAAGCCTTCTGGCAAGACATCGCCGCGCAGGACCCGGAAGGCTTTAAGGGTTTTGTCGAGAAGTGGTTGAAGATCATCGACAACCTGTTGGCTACGCTGCGCGGTACCAAAACTCAGACTAGAAAAGAATCGGCCAAGGTCGATAAGTACATCCGCGATCTGAACACCGCGAAGATGATTGCCCGCGACGCCCTTATAGAGTATCGTCGGGGAGCTTTGACAGAATCGCAAAGGGCAGCCCCCGAGGGCAAACCGGCTGCCAGCCTGAGAGAAGGAGAAGGTCGTGAAACAAATATCCCCGCCGGAGGTGAAAGCGTACAGCCGGCTGCAGAGCGAGCTGGACCGCCAGTTGGTGAAGCTGGGCGCGGTGAAGTCCCAAGCTACGGAGAAGCCCGTGAAGGCGCTATCTCCGTCATCGGACGACACTACTCGCCCAGAGTCCAGACAAGCTTAAGCAGTGGCTACTATGGATCAGGTCTGCGCGGTGCTGAAGCCGGCCGGCTGCGGGAAAGCAACGACCCCCGTATCTCCAAACGCATCTACTTCTACGTCGACACCGGCAAAGGTATCCGCCCCGAATCGGGCGTTGGCCGCTTTGCTCACGAAGTCCGTCTCGATAATATCTACGATCCCGCGTCCCGCCTGATCCCACCACAAGGTAATGCAAATGCATTCGAGTCGGCGGTAATCGACGCCGGGTTCGACGGCTACATCGCGCCCTTCGGTAACGGTGCGGCGGTTGTCGTGCTAGGTCCGCAGCACAACGCTGTCCCAGTTAAGTCGCTGGAGCAGGTTGCTTTTGCAAAGCGCGAGAAGACAACCGCGATCGGGGATTTCGAGACCGTGCCGCAGAAAGACGGCGGAATCAAGGTGCTTGGGGCGGCTGATGAAATTCGAGCTGTCATGCCAGAGGGGGTGGTCGGGCGGCCGGTTGAAGGTGGCATCCTGTTTACCCCGGCAAACGCTCCCCGCGTGCGCGCGGCACTGGAAGGTAGGAAGCTGGCATACAGCCGGGCAGGTGCGGTCGTTACTAATCTACCGATGAAAAACGGGGTGTATGTTGGCGCGCCACCGAAGTACAACACGCCTGCCAAAATCGCTACTCTGCGCAAGAACTTACGCAAGCTAACCTTTGAAGGCGCGCCCGGCAAGTATTGGTATGAGAACAGCGGTAAAGAAGTTTTGAAGATGGTCGGTGGTGACGTGCAGGAGGCGCGTAAATTCGTCGCGTTGTTGGCGATCTACTCGCCACAAGCTAAGGTTGATGCTAACTCCACTTTCGCCCTGCGCGCGTGGGCCCAATACAAAGCCGGCCAGCCGATTAGCGTTAAGACCGGAGTCATGGATAAGAAAGCAAAAGCGGCACTGGAAGATGTCGATGCCTTCTGGTCAGGTGAAAAGACTGGCAATTTCTTCAATAACCTGTTGCGCATGATCGACCCCAGCACGGCCGGCAAGCAGGGTGCGACGATTGACATGTGGATGATGCGCGCTGCCGAATATCCGACTGACGCCCCGACCGCTACGCAATACGCGTTTATGGAGAATGAGACCAACGCGATTGCAAAGGAACTCGGCTGGGAACCCCAGCAAGTACAGGCTGCAATCTGGGTAGCGATGAAAGCCCGGATGGAAAACTCCGGCGTCAAAAAACGTACTGAAGAGTCTAGCGAAAAGAAAGGCTGGATTCGGTACGACTACCCATTGAAAAACGGAAAGCCGACAAAGACCCGCGTCATCCTTGACGCGCAGAAGCACCGAGACAATTGGCTGCAAAAAGCTTTTGCGCACGACCCTTCGGGAAGTGATACCGCACAAGCGAAGTTTGATTTCGGTGATGGGTTGAAGCGGCACCTTGGCCAGATTTCGTTCGAGGCTAGACCCGGGCGTACAACTAACGTGCTGCCCGGAATTCATACCGCGCCGTATGCGCAGCAAGTTGAATTCCAGCAGGCGGTGCAGGCTGCTTTCTTGGACGACACCGGCGCTGATCGGCTGGCGCAACTGCTTGGCCTGCTTGTTGATACGAATGACATTTTGGTGCCCGGTATATGGCAGGGGGATGTATCGCCTAGTTCCCAGAAGCTGGTCGCCATGGCGCCGGCAAAAGGTGAAGCGGGTAAGACTGAAGTTGATCCAGCTCAAGCCGAGGCCCTCGATCTATACGCCGCCGTAGCGGGTCTGGTGGCCCGGCAGGAAGGCGTCGGCTGGCACCGGCCATTCTTTGCTGGCACGAAGCGCGATTCAAACGGTTTGGATATCGATCTTGGTCGGGCGATTAACCCGGCGGAAGCGGCCGATCTTGAGCGGGCGCTTGGCGTGTGGATGGAAAACAACAAAAAGGCAAATTGGCAAGACAGCTTTGCCTTGATCAGTTCCCCGGAAGGCATCCGTCTGGTAAATTTTGGGGTAGTCTCGAACGAGACTTTACAGTCTGATATTGTCAAGGTTGCCGAATCGGTGCTGCCCGATTTCGACTACCGGGTGTTCGCTTCGAGCGGTAATTTGGTTGGAAATAATTGGAAGGAAAATCCTAATGGGGAAGGCTACGTACAAAGGCTTAGTGCCGCCGGGCGATCCGATGTTCTCGACTGGGCCCGAACTGTACTCGCGCCCAGAGTCCAGTCCGTCTTCGATGAGTACAGCAAGAAGTATGACTGGGGAGACCCCGGAAAAATCAGCTTCAGCAAACGAGAAGCTGAAGGAAGAAATAAAGAAATTGCAAGAGAGATTCAAGAAGTAGTCCAGCCTGATTTAGAATCCCTTTTCAGAAGTTTGAACGGCCGTGGCCTTAAACGCACCCGTGCAGAGGCTACGGTATCCGCACGTCCCGATGCAGCCCGCATCAACTACATACAAGAAAATTTCCTTGATATCTTGTCGGAGCTTGAAGACTCAGGCAAAGTCAAGATTAACTGTGATTGAGGTAGCCCATGAAACCTACAATGATTATCGCTGGCAATATAAAAGCTTTGCTAGATGACGCCATCCATTCAGAATTGTATGCGTCAAATCTATACAAGCACATTGCTAATTCAATGCAGAAGCAAGGATACTTTGGCGCGCAGAAATTCTTTTTGAAAGAAAGCGCCTCGGAGCTGGAGCATTATCAATCGCACGTTCAGTTTCAAAACGATGTTGGTGCTCAAGCTAAAGTGCCGGCAATCGAAGCCATGACCGAAGAAGTCAATGGTTTGATTGACGCGATTGAACTTGGCTACGAAACAGAACTCGAACTATATAACGACTACAAAAAGTGGTACTCAGCAGCCGGGGTCGACCCCGTAGTACAGCAATTCCTTTTGCAGTTTTTAGAGTTGCAGCGAACTAGTGTTGGTGAGTATGGTGATTTGCTGGCGCGTTTGGCTTTGGTCGCTGATGACAAAGCCGGCATCCTGTTGATAGATCAAGAACTAGGTGGTTAATCATGACATGTACTTACCGGTTTACAGACACTGACGGTAAGCAAGTAGTCATTCAAGGACAGGCTGCGTTCAAAGCTTTTTTAGCTGAAGGCGGTTTGGAGCGACTGGGAATTACTGCTCCTCAAAAACCTGTTTCTTTCCAGCGGCGTCAAGGCAATGTGCTTGATAGAATACCGGAACTTGATTTGCGTGACGCTGCAGACGCCATCGCAAAGATGGACCCCGACGTTCGGGATGACACCATGCTTGGCGATTTCCCCGGGGGCGCCGATGGGTACAACCTATACGAAGCCAGAACACTGCTTAAAAAACCTAGCGAAAAACTAAAGCGCGTTACTGAAAGCAATAGTTTTTCGTTGTGGCAACAGTATGATTACATTGCTAACGCAGACGGTGAATACTTCGGTGTAACCAAAGAGGAAGACCCGGACGAACCGGATGACGAAACGAAATTTGTATATTCGTTTTCTCCGCTTGATAACCCAAGAACCGGCACTACAACAACGACTGATCAGACTGACGAGCTATTCAGAGAGATGCGCGCATCACTCGGTGAAGCGCCAAAATTTCAACGCCGCCAAGTTGATATTGGCGCAGCTCTTCAAGACAGAGTAGATAATGATTTTGATGCGTTGGTTGAAGAGTACAATCGGCTTGAAGGTACAGATAACGGCGTAGTTCTTGACGCTGATATCGCCCGCGAGCTTTCTCCTGAATACCGCGCGGATCGGTCCAGAGCTGGTGAGGTGCATGAAGCTGTCGGTAATTTTATCGATAAGCTTTACGAACAGCGGATGCAAGAAACCAGTCCAGATGGTTTGGTTGTGTTGATGGCTGGCGGCGGTGGTGCCGGCAAATCTAGTTCAAAAAATCTTCTTGCTGACGCCTATAGCCTTGCCGACATTATTCTTGACGGCACCTTGTCTACTTACAAAAGCGCCAAACAGCGCGTGCAGGCAGCGCTTGACGCCGGTCAAGATGTAAACATTGCCTACATATACCGTGACCCAGTAGACGCTGTAAAAAACGGTGTGCTACCACGCGCCATGCGGACTGGGCGCGTCGTGCCTGTTGACGGTTTGGTCAAAGGCCATGCAGGATCAAACGAAACCATACGCAAACTGCAGGAAGACTACGGCGACAATCCGGCGTTTAAGATATTTGCTGTAGATAACTCTAGGGGTGAAGGTAACGCGGCGCTGATTAATGTAGATGAAATCCCCCGCGTTGAACGAGAAGGTTTAAAAGAGGAGTTGATAAATGCAATCAATGAAGAATACAAAGCAGGACGAATCAGCGAAAAAATCTATCGCGCCTCGCTCGGACAAAGTACCAGAGAAGGTGCTGCTGCGACGCAAAATGTTCGAGAACAGATTGAAGAAGGCGTTCGCGAACGGAGGGGACCTGTCGGGCAAAGAAACGCCGTAGCATTTCAAAGACGGCAGCGCGGCCGTGAGACTGAAGGCTGGGTTCTCAGCCGCGATGAGGTAGGTCGTTTCCGTTTCGGCGCTGGCGCAAAAGCGTACCGCTACGCTGCGGACGTCGCTAACCTAGTGCTCGATAAGATTGGCATGAAGCCGGTCAGCGAGGACCTTGGCCGCGCGATGCGCAAGATGAAGGCGGAAGTAGAGCGCGCTCAACGTCTAACCGTAGACGTGGCTGCCAAGATGAAAGACCTGCCGGAACAAGAACGGCAAATGATTAGCGACGTGATCGAGGGTGAATTAAAGCGCGGAGTCAAACCGCCACAACACGTGCTGATGTTGGCAGCGTCTCTGCAGTCAATCATGTCTGAACAATCTGCAGAACTGGTGCGCTTAGGTATGTTGTCGCCCGAAGCAGCCGGCCGTTGGGATGGTAAATACCTGCCACGCTTCTACGAACAGAAGCTAGGTGATGAAGTTAAGGCGTGGTCAAAGGCAGCCAAAGCTTTGCTTGGCCGTAAGAAAACCATGCAGGGCATCGGCGGGTCTAGCCTAAAGTCTCGCGGCATGTTTGAACTAATCAACACCGACGACCTGCAGGACTGGTTGGATGAAGGCTGGGAGATTAGGGATAAAGATTTCGACCCGGCTGTTGATGACACAGTGATGGTGTGGCGGGACTACACCCGCAAAGAACGTGACGACATGGGCGAAATCAGAGACGCCATGTTCCGCTTCGTGATGGGCTACAACAAATCCCAGCGGGACATTGCGCTTGGCCGCCTGTACGAATCGCTCGCCGATAACTTCGCCAGCAAAAGAGAACTGCCGGGGTATGTGAAAGTACCGGATACTTTAGTCGAGGATACGTTTGCCCGCAGATACGGCAAGCTGGCAGGTAAATGGGTGCCGGCTGAAGTCATGGACCACCTATCTGCATTCGACCAGTCGCAACAAAATGAGCTGCTGAAAATGTATCTCAAAGGTTTGTCGATGTGGAAGGAAGGTAAAACTGTTCTGAATCCGGTGTCGCATGCCAACAACGTAATGTCTAACGTGACCATGGCGCACTTCGCCGGCGTGTCTTATTGGGACCTTCACAAGTACGCTGGCGCCATGCGTGATCTGCTGAAGAATACTCCGATGGTGCAGGAAGCGTTAGACGCCGGCCTGTTTGGCGGTACGTTTAACCGCGCCGAACTGTTGGATCAGATGCCGCCGCAGCTAAAAGCTTTGGCTGGCATGAGCGAGTCTCGCCTGAAAAAAGGCGTCGATACAGTTTGGAACGCGTTGAGCTGGTTCCTGCGCAAGCCTGCAGCCACAGCATACCAAGCTGAAGATCAGTTCTTCCGGTACCTTATCTACAAAGACGCTCGCGATCGTGGGTTAGATGTTGACGACGCGATAGATTATTCTCAGCGCTACATCTTCACCTATGATGATCTGCCAAGAGGCGCACGCGTGGCCAGAGATTTTGCGCTGCCATTCTTTGCCTACACTTACAAAGTTGTGCCGCCTATCGTAAACACAGCCCTAGAAAAACCATGGCGCTATGCTGCCCCGGCGGCAGCTTTGTACGCCATCAATGCCGCCATGTACGCTATGGCCGCAGGGCTTGGCGGCGGTGAGGATGAAGACTGGTGGACGGTCATCCGGCGCTATGTAACGGACCCGGAGTTCCGCGACAAAGCAAAAAAGATGGAAGAGCAGGAGCGAGAAAACCTACCGCCGTGGATGAAGGGCGCCAGCTTTACATTAGGTACTCCGAAAGCAATCCGCATGGGCATGGACGACGTGACAAACTTGCCGCTGTTCCTTGACGTCAGCCGAATTTTCCCGGGCGGTGACCTGCTTGACGCGCATGCAAACGCTGGGGGCGTACCGTTGCTACAACCAATAACACCTAGCAACCCAGTGCTCAATACTGTCGGCGCCATGATCTGGAATAAGGACAGTTTCTTCGGCAAGGAAATAGTTGATAAGAACGACACGGCTGCCGAGGCGGCTGAGAAGCGTGGCCAGTGGATATGGAAGCAGTTCAGTCCTGCCGTCGCCGTGGGTAACTATCACTGGGACCGCGCCATGAATGTCATCGCCAACCAGACAGGCCAACCGGTTTTCGGTTATACCGGCATCGGTAAGGACGGCCTCCCGGTACAGCTCCCCTACGCCGCCGCTCAAACTGTCGGTATTAAGATCAGGCCGATCGATCTCGAACTGTCTGAACAAATCTCCAAATCCGAGCGGGAGAAAACTATTCGTGACCTTGACGCCGAGATCAGACAGATCAAGCGGCTGGAGAAGAAAGGCGCCATAACCGAGAGCGCAGCAGAGAAGCAGATCGAACTTCAGAAAGAAAAGAAATCGAGACTTAAAGAAGGTCTTACGGTTGAAGGCGAGAAGCCTAAATAATTTACTCACCGCGACCGTCATAGGTGACATCTTCGGTGTCACCTAGTCTCCACTTTGCTTTATTCTCCACGCGAAATTTTTTAGTCGCAACTTTAAAGTCCGGCGTCTTCATGTCCTGCGGATTCAATGCCGCGTCAAAAAATAAGCACCGATTGTTTGGCTGCAGAGCGAACTGACCATTGTGTAGTTTCAATAGATTGAAACTTTTGTGTTCGTCCATGCTTTCGCTGAAACCAAAGTCAGGTATCCGTGGATCAGGCGAACAACAGTCCAGTGTAAACATGTACTCGCCGTCATGTAGTTTGCGGTCTTTGCCAAAAAATTGCGCGCGCAATCCTTTCAACAGCGGTTTCTCTACGACCGTCACATCGTAGCTCATGGCGTCCCAAATCTGCAGAACATCCAACGGGAGATCGCCGCCCAACTGGCTGGCATCGTCGTGTTTGAAGGCGCTGATTGGTAACTTGTCAAACAGCGCGCCGTACTCAGGTAAGTAGGTTTCAAAACGAAACGCTTCACCGCGTATAGACTTCACACTACACCACACACCTTGCACAAAGTCATCGTGTCCGCGTTCAAAGTCGTACAAGTATTCAGCTCGGACTAGTACTTTGACTGGCGGCAGAGGACATATGAAGCTCATTAGAATCTAGCCTTTTCTCTGGTTTTGTTTCTCTGAACACAGTCAGCGCACTTCCATCTCCTGCGCAAACCCTTCATTATGGATACCCACTCCCCGCCTTGAATCGGGTGCGCCCAGTTACACTGACTGCACCAGCGCTTACCAGTTATTAACTCTACGCTCCGATGAAACTTGTCCTTGGTCTTCATCCTCAGCCGCCATCTGTCTGATTTTTTCAATCGACAACCCTGTCTTATCATAGATAATCAGGATCATTTTTGCCGTCAGATTTTTATGGTCATTTCTAATTCTACTCAAAGCCGCCGGAGATGAGTAAAGAATTTCTGCCAGTTCTACGTCGCTTTTTACTTTGAATTTTTTGAATAGATACGCAAACAGTTTTCTTTCCGGTACTTTTAAATTCCTCATAGTGCTTCTCTTTTTTCTTTCATCCAGCTGACTACGTCCTCTTCTAGCCACAATAGTTTTCTTGTTTTTGGTATGCGCAGCACCGGCGGTAAAGTTCCCGGTCGGCGGCGTGCGTCAGAGCGGATTGTTTCAGGTGTTCTGTGTAACAACTTTGCCAGCTCTTCGACACCAATAGTTTTAAGGTTCATCAATCAATCTCCTTCATGTAATACGGTGTCTCGAATCCATCCCCACGCAGTGGAAGCCCGGGCGCCCAATGGATCGGCCGCCCCATAACTTCTTCAGCGGTCTTTACGTTTCGTGGGCCGTTTATCAATTCCTCCATGACGATCTCATCATGTACCGTAGTCAGCATGGTGTAGCCTTCTTGATGTAGACGGTGCATGGATTCAGCCAGACAGTCGCGGGCGATAGCTTGTGTGATGTTTTCCACCAGCTTGCCGCCATAAGTCGGCACGCGGGTCCATTGCTTCGTCTTCTGGTCCATGCCTTCGTAAGTCAATGAGCCCGCTCTGGCTACGGCAAACTTTGAACCATCACTTTTCTCTCGGTACAGTTCTTCTTTTTCTATTCGAGGTTTGACGTAGGACAACCGCCGTCCACTGGGCAGCGTGATAAACAGGAACCCAGACTCCCACTTAAATATCAATTTGGATTTCCCGCCAGCGATCGGCAGGGCTATCTCGCAATGATTGCCGACAGCCTGCTTGGCCGCCCCTTCACAGTCATACCAGAGGTGCACAATCTCCGGGTTGGCTTCACGCCAAGCTTCTTTAATCGGGTCCAGCTCGTCCTCACGAAGGCCCATATCAAGTGCACCCATGGTCTTCAGTGCGCCGGCTCCGCCTTGATATCCCAGCGCCAGCTCGGCCACCTTCCCTTTGAATCGATACGGTGATTTCTTATCGACGCTCCCGGGCGGCAGCTTGAACATTTGCTCAGCTGATGCTTCGTAGATTTTGCCGTGCGTATTGAACACATCGAGACGCCACCGGCACCAAGCCAGCCAAGCAACAACCCGGGCTTCAATCGCGCTGAAGTCAACGATCACAAACTTATGCCCGGGGCGCGCGACGAACGCGGTTCTGATCAGCTGTGACAGCGTATCGAACACGCTGCCAAACAGCATTTCAATATCAGCGAATCGACCATCACGCATTAGCCTGCGGGCTAGATCGATGTCACGTAATTTATTTTGCGGAAGGTTCTGTACCTGTACCAGACGCCCGGCCCAGCGTCCGGTGCGGTTGGCCCCATAGAATTGCGTTAGCCCACGCACGGCGCCGTCTGGGCACATTGCCCGCTGCATCGCGTGATACTTTGACACGCTGGTCTTGGCCAGCTCTTGACGCAGCTCAAGTACCCTACGCACTGTGTCGCTGTCAGTGCCGGTTAGAATTTTCGGTATGGTCTTTTTTGTTATGTCGGATATCTCGACATCCTCATTGACTTGCAACCACGATAGAAGTTGGTTCCGGCTATTTGGGTTTGATAGCCCGGTCAATGCGATCGCTTCGTTAGTAAGTTTCTGTTTGAAAGTCTCATCGCAAATGATCGCGTGGTCTACTAGGTCTTGATCAATCATGATGCCATGTTGGTTCATCTGTTGATCAATCGCCCACAGGTCAAGTTCTTTGGCAGGCACAGGGAACTTAGCCAGCTTCAAAGCAATTTCTCTTTCTGACTCTACGTCACGAATGCAGTACTCTCTGAACAAGCTCCATTTCTCTGGATCGTGATGCGGTAGATTCCTTGTGCGGCCGCCGTTCTTCTGGGTCGGTTTGCAAGGCAAACAAAAATACCTGACCAAGGATGACCCCTGATTCATTTTCTGTTTGTCGGTAGCAAGCCTGAGAACTTTACCGACGTCGGCCAAGTTGCCCGGCAGTCCAAGGTATAACGCATGAACGCTAGTGCACCGCCAGTGTTTGGGGTCCACCTTGCATTTATAGTGCGCGGCTATACAAGCTATTTCAAACGCGGCGTTGTATGCGGTTTTAATTACATTCGGGTCGTCGATTGCGTCAATCACATCGTCCGGTAATTCTTCGCCTTGTTTCAGATCGACCAGCTTTACAGGCTGGTCGTCGAAAGCATAAGCAAACAACATGATTTCAAAGTCTAAACTAGATACATACTTATGCATCCCCGCTTTCTTCAGGTCGATGCTGCTGTAAGTCTCTAAGTCTATTCTTAATGTGGTCATGTTCTTTTTCTGCGGCTTCTAGTCTGGTCAACACTTTATCAATAAGCTGTTCAGCTCTTCGCAATAGAATGACTAACTCTTCACGCGTGAGGTCGTCAAGCTTCTGCTTGCTCTGGTGCATCGGGCTTCTCGCTATCAGCTGATTTTGCTAGGCTCATAGATTGCAGTTGATACAGGTACTGTCCTCGAATCTCATTAAACAAACCGTCGCTTTCTTCTCTCGGCATTTTGTTTAATGCTTTTAACACCAGCTCAACACCGGCTGGCACCATTTGTATATTGAGTATGATTGGTTTATTCATTGGTCACCTATAAAAAGTGGGGTACTCGCTGCGTCTGCAAGCGCCATGCATCCACATTCGGTTCACAGCATCCGCTTTCCCCCGTAACGATTAACTCATGAAGTCTTCGTCGTCATCGCTGAAGTCAGAGTCTGCATTGGTGCGGCCAGACAACGGCTCACCGTCTTCGACTTTCTGAACATTCTGCAAACCCGCGCCGATACCTCGGTTCCCTTTCGCGTTGAATGGGAAGAAGTTAACCGACACGCGGGCATAGCAGCCGCTGTACACGTCAGATTCGCCGAGTGGGATCAGCTTGCCTTCGATGTCACGTTCTTTGCCAACGACACCCGGCTTATCCTTTGAGTTCGTGTTGATGAACCAATGGCCTTTGTACTCCGGGCTATCACGCTCAGCATCACCGTCGCGTAGAGGCATCTTCAAACCCGCAGGAACTTTACCGCCCCACAGATCAGCGCCTTTAACCTTGGCTGCCTCAACAGCTGCCTTGATTTTAGCGACGGTCTCTGTGTCTCCCTTTGGAATCAAAAGGCACACGCTGTACTTCGGCTCTTGCCCTGCTTCTTGCGCGCGGGGCTTGAACAGATTGGCGTACGAAAGGCGCACCTTACCGGTGATGATTTTGGTACCTGCATCTTTTGCTACTGTGGACATACGGTCCTCCTATTTACTGAGTTACGAAAAATCTGCATCGACTGAATTCGATACAGGGATCGCCGGTCTTTTATCGCTGTCCGGCACCAGCGTTGGTTTACCCGCAGGCTTGGTAATCAGGTCACCAAGTATGCGAGTAAAGTCTTTGCCAAGAACTTTTTCCATGGCAGTAATCCCAAGCAACGACCGCTCATAAACAACAGCGTCATCGATGCCGTGGTTCTTTAATCTCAGTGCAACTTCATCTGCGTTTGTATACCGACGGTTGCTTCTGCCCTCAACCAACTTAAACCCGGGCACAAGATTACCTTTTGCTGCTTGCTTAAGTGAGTGCTCTTTGATGTCGTTCAACCACGCAATCACACTGTCAGCCTTCGGCAGGATTTCGGCGATCTGTTCCATCGTCAGCTGCTCCGCTGGCTTCAACGCGAACTCGCTTTGCGCGACGGCCAAGGAAGCTTCCGCTCGCTTTGGGCAGGTAAATCGTGCCCGGCAAAAGCCGTCCTTGCAATGATCGCCTGCAACCAATTCACCTTCACCGTTCCATGCAAGCTTCGCACGCGGGGCAACAAAGTTATTTGCCCAGTCTAACAGCTCATCGATCGCCAACTCTTCGCCGGTGTAATTATTCAATCGCGGTTGTAGCACTAGCGTTCTAACTCGGAAGATGTCATACAGCATGCCGAACTGGTTATAAGCACCGAGACCGTACAGCCGCATTTGAGAATTGTTTGCGCCATCAACATAGATGCCTTTGCCGTATTTTAAATCGATGACTTCAACCAAGCCGTCAGTAATTATCACAAGATCACCAGTGCCAAAACCTTGAGGTACCCAAGGGCTGAAGTCCAGTCGTTGCTCGACCATAAAGATCGGGTCTTTGCACCGCTTCCTTGCTTCTTTAATTAGCTCAAGTGAACGTGTATGCGCAGCCAGCACATTGTCCAAAAGACTCTTGGACCAAAACTCATGCGCCTCTTGTTCCTTGCGTTTGGTTTTGTATTCCTTGTCGCTTATTAAACCTAATTCAAACTTCAACATGTTCTCGAATACATCATGCGCGAACGTGCCTTCACGTGCGAAGTCTGTATCTGAATCAGCAAACGGCTCTTCCATCCGCATGCTGGGTGTACATGTCAACCACTTCTCTGAACCAGAAGCAGAAAGCTTTGCATGCAATTTTACTGGCGCGATATTAGCCATTGAATTTCTCCTGCTTAACCATCCCCTCGGCAATAGAGAAAGCTTCTTTTTGTAGCTCTTCGTTAGTGTTCTTTTTGTTCTTTGCGATTAGACCGATCAAAGCAAAAGCAGCATACAGTCGCAGCCAGTCTTGCTTATCCGAACCGGAAGTCATGTCAACCACCGGTACACGTTGCGACCAAAAACAAATACCAAAGCTGTCCAAGTACCCACTGCCGCAGCACTGCCGACGATGGCAAGAATCAAGGCGATGATTGTCAGCGCGCCTTTCGCAAGCTCCTCACCCATTTAAACCTCCCTCTGGCACTATGAGTTTAGGCGCTGCTATTGGCGGCTCATCTTCAGTCTGCGGGGTGCTGGCCCAGCGGATCGCTTCGCTGTATACGTTAGCCATATGCGAGTGCAAGAACAGACCGATGATGGTGGCAGGCGTAACGTCCAATTGATCGGGGCCCACCGGCGGATCAATCTTGCCTATGGTTTTTATCTCGCCGTCCTCGTCCCATATTTCGATAATGACTTTAGCCATGGAGTGCCTCCACTTCATCCAAGAACAAGCCGTACATGTCAGACGAAAGGCTGCTCAGGTTTGCCGCCCCGTATTTTTTCAGCAGCTCACGGATCGCGTTGCCGTGGCCAGCCTGTGACAGGTGGGCGGTCTTTGCGCGGATGTCTTCAAGGGTGATTTTGGTAGCCGGCTTCTCAGCCGGGGCGGCTTCTTCCGATGCCACAGCTTCGGGCTCAGGTGCAGCCTTGCGGCGGCGCTTCTTTACTACTTGCTCGCCCTCGTCAACAACCGGCGCGGGTTCGCTTGTCTGCTCTGGGAAGCTTGTTGCGATATTCGCCTGCCCGTAGTTCGCTGGGGCCAGTGCGCCAAAGTGTTTCATCCGCTGTTCGCGGGCCTGCTCATACGCGTTTGCCATGGCCAGCAGGTACTCTGCGGTGGCGCGCATCTCTTCGGGGTCCCGAATGTCGAGTTTCATTTCAATCATGTTGCCGTCCTCTTGTTGTTGGTGAATTCTATTGGTCAGTCCAGCTGGCCAGTGCGTCGATCTTTTCTTCTAGCCGCTTGGCTAGTTCAGTAATCAACGGGTTTGCGTAATAAGCGTCGCACTCTTTCAAAAGCTCTTCGTCTGTTAGGTGGTCGTAGCTGGGTCTCATCCCATCCTCCTGAATTGTCGAACCTTGTCCGGTTGCTGGGACTTGGCGGCCTCGTCCTCGGCCTTCTGTTTCAACTCGCGCTTGATGGCTTTAAATTTCTTGGCCAAGTCAGTGCTTGCGGAGTCGGTGTACTTAAAGCGTTGGTCCAAGATGGACGTCGGCTTCTCCACGTTTTCAATCTTCGATTTAGGTTTCATGCTGGTCCTTTCATGCACCCGCCGGCGGATGCTACCATCGGTTTCACAAGCGTGCAAGATACACGTTTAAACTATTTTGTGCGGCACAGGACGGCAAAACACGGACTACTTGCGCCTGCCGATTAAGGCGGATATTATCAGCCCATGGACCACATCACACTCGTTTTGGATTTGCATTCTTTACAGAACCTAATCCACGGTAAAGACATCGTCTTTCATTCTGACGATGGCACCGGCGTTCCCATCGTGGTTACCTGTGACGTAAATACAACACACGCCATGCGCAGTGCCGTGCATTTGGCGATGCTGAACCTGCTTCCCCCGGCGCCCGGGGTTCACTAGGAGACTGTTAATGGAAAAGAAATTTTGGGACACGCCTTCCCCTGAAGGGAAGCCGAAGAAGCTGACCGCCGCTCAGAAGCTGGCCGCCAAGAAGCGCGCCGCTGACGCCGGCCGTCCTTACCCGAATCTGGTTGACAACGCCGCCGTTGCAAGGCGTAGCAAATAGGCAACGCACGCGCGTAGCGCCCAGCGGTGGGTGGCGCGGAGCGCTCATGCAGTAACCCCCGCAGTTGGGGCCGGGTTGCCCCTCGCAAGCTCGTACCCGGTGACCCAGCGGACACCCCGGAAAGACGGGGGCTAACACGGAAGGGCAGCGAAGAGTGACAGTGGCATATCGCACACGGCTGATGGGGAACGCCGCTGCTCTTCCGTGTTGGTGAGATGGCAGATCGCACCACTGCCAACGAGAGAGAGAGAGAACCAACATGACACCCCGGAAAGACGGGGACTATCAATCTGCCGCCGAAAGGCGGCATTCACACATAGGGGGTCTTATGACAGACAGAGCTTTGCTGCAGGTCGCCCTGCATGCATTAGAAAAACACGCGCTCACAAAAGAAGAGAAGCTCATAGCGTTGATTCGAGAACAACTAAAAAAACCTGAACGGCAAAAAACAGTTTATGTGCTCGACACAGTCAAAAGAAAGATGTACGCATGACACGCGGAGATAACAATGGCTAAATTACCGTACACCATCACGATCTGCCCAGACGAGCCAAACCCTAAGCAGTTCACCGCGATGACGCCACAGTTGATCAACGCTATGCGGTTTGGTTACGACATGACGATTGATCAGCGGCAGCAAATGTACCCCTCAGCACCGCAGGGTATAACGCAGATCAATAATCACAAGGAGAAGAACACATGAAGCCGACAGCATGGCTTTCACCCGAAGGGCTTTTGATTCCGCACGACCGGTGGGGGCAGGGATGAATGACCTAATATTATTTATAGCTGGCGGACTTTGGGTTTTTGTAATGGCGTGTTTATTTGCTTTTATCGAACACTTGCACCGAAAAATAAAACTTCGGGAGAAAATCATGATAAGAAACTGGTTTGCTATGAAATGGTGTGACCTATTCCATGTAGGCGGAGATATAAAGCTTGATTGCCATGATCGAATAAATTGGCAGTGCCGATCTTGCGGTCGATGGGCTGAGCCAGTAGACAAGCAAGTCGAGCGTTTAATGACTGAGCAGGCGATTAAGAACAAAGCCCGGCAGTAAAAATTTATAACGAGGGAAAAAACGTGATGGACACAAAGCCAAGCGTCTTGCCGGTGAAGCTTGAAAACATACCTGACAGTTTGAAGCAGATGAATTGCTGGGTGATGTGGGCTTACACCAAGAGACGCAACAAGAATACGGGTGAAGAGAAGTGGGCGAAGGTACCGTACAAGATCGATGGCCAACCGGCGAGTAGCACGAACGCTGCGACATGGTGCAGTTACGGTGATGCAGTTGATGCGTTGGTGTTAGGTGATATCGAGTTCGACGGCATCGGTTTCATGCTCGGGCCAGAGGTGCAGGGGATAGACCTTGATGATTGTTTGAATGAAGACGGGCTATCTGATCTTGCGAAAGAGACGTTGGAGCGGGTGCAGGGATACGCCGAGGTGTCACCGTCCGGTACCGGGATCAAGATATTCAGTCGCACGAACCTTGACGGCGGGCGTGCGGACAAACAGCAAGGTGTTGAGCTATACCGCGAGGGAAGATATTTCACAGTGACCGGCCATCTGATTGGTGAGGATCACAAAGACCTACCTGTTGGCGTGCAGGACATTGATTGGTTAGTGCAGAAGGTATGGGGCGAGAAGATGGCCGGCGCAGTGCTGACGGCCGACAAAGAAGAGCTGGAGTTAATGCTCTACCGCGCACCACTAGAAGATTGGGACGCCGACAGAATCCGCGACGAGGTCGCACCTTACCTTGATCTGGACATGCACTATGAGGATTGGATCAGGGTCGGGCAGGCACTGTACCACCAGTTCGACGGGGAGCTAGAAGGGTTTGAGTTGTGGGACGAGATGTTCCAAGACAGCCCGAAATACGGTGGCAGTGATTACGGGTGGGAGCGCTGGCGTTCGTTCAAGTCGCAGCGTGCGTCAGGCAGAGGGCCGGTGACGTTGGCGTCGGTGCTGAAGATGGTCAAAGGCAAACGTCAGGAGGTCAAGCGCAGCGAGCGCGACAAGCTGATGTCTGAGCTGATGCAGAAGATTGAAGACACGACCGACCCCCGGGACTTGCAGGAACAGGTCGCTGCCAAGGTGGCGAACGAGTCTGAGTTGTCAGACGTCGAGCGGGAACAGGTCGCCGGCGCTATCCAAGCGAGGGGCCGCGCACTGGGCGTGAAGCTTGAGATATCAACCGTCCGTGGCTGGGTCCGTGCTCGCGTCAGGGGTGCCAAAGGTTTCGTGCATCTAAACGACGACGGGCATCCGCTGTGCACACTTGAAAACTTCCGGGCCCTAATCGAACGACTGGACTGGATCGTGCGGTACAACGTGATCAAGAAGTCGATCGAGGTCCTGATCCCGGGTGCCGAGTTCACGCGGGACAACCGAGACAATGCCGCACTGGCGTGCGTCCTGTCTGAATGCGAGAAGGTCCGCATGCCGACCAAGCACGTGGCGCAGTACCTGATCAAGGTCGCCGACGAGAACCAATACAACCCGGTCGGGACTTGGATCATGAGTAAACCTTGGGACGGCACGTCAAGGCTGGAGGAGTTCTTCGACACCGTGCAGTCCCCGTCCCCTCTAAAGAAAAAGCTGATGCGCAAGTGGTTGCTGCAAAGCGTGGCCGCAGCCATGTCGCCGGACGGTATCGCCGGGCAAGGGATTCTGGTGTTCGTCGGACCGCAGAATATCGGCAAGACGACATGGTTTCAAAGGCTGGCACCGACGGACCTTGACGTGATCATGACCGGACACACGCTCGACTTGAAGAGCAAGGACTCGACCTTCATCGCGTTGACCTACTGGATCGTGGAGTTGGGGGAACTGGACGCGACATTCAAGAAGTCCGAAGTGTCAGCCATGAAGGCGTTCGTCACGCAGCCCGTGGACAAGCTAAGACGCCCATATGCGGCCGTCGAGTCGTCCTTCGGCCGGCGGACCGTGTTCGGCGGTTCGGTCAATGAGGAACAGTTCCTGAACGACTCGACCGGGAACCGGCGCTATTTCACGATCCCCGTCGTCGGGTTCTCTTTCAATCACGGGATCGACATGCAGCAGCTGTGGGCCGAGGCGATGTACCTGTGGCAAGGCGGGGAGGTGTTCTATCTGAACATGGACGAGGTCGCCGAGCTGAACGCCCATAACGAGTCGTTCCTGACCGTAGACCCGATCGAAGAACGGGTGGCGGCAGGTTACGGGTGGGGTGATCACGTCACGATGTGGGATTGGATAACGGCCTCTGAAGCCCTGATTCGGGTGGGCGTGAGAGAACCTACTAAGACGCAAACCATAACGGCGTCGGCGGCCCTGAGACGTTTGAACGGGGATCAGCGCCGCCGTGCTAACGGTAAGACGCTGTTTGCGGTGCCTTCTGGTACGAATGAGTTCTTAGAATGAGTGCATTAGAGGGGGTAATGCACTGGGTAATGCACGGGGGTAATGCACTGGTCAAAAGCCGCATGAATACTAGCTTTTTCTTAGTTATAGTGTATTAGTGTAATACTTACTAATACAACTGTAGTAAAGGTATATAAATAAAAAAAGGGGTTTTACCTAGTAAAGGTATAGGAATTCATATGCACTGCACTGCACTAATGCACTGTACTGCCCTAATGCACTGGCCAAATGCACTGGAAGGGCTATGCGGGAAATAAGGGTCGAAGACCGGCTGAGGCAAAGAACTGAAGCGGCCGGCGGGATGTGTATTAAGCTTGTCATATTGGCTACAGCGGGGCTCCCCGACCGACTGGTGCTTTTACCGGGAGAGAAGTTGATGTTTGTAGAAACAAAAGCCCCGAAGAGGGGGCCGACTGCTTTGCAGGAATACATGCATCGCAAAATCAGGGCGTTGGGATTTAAGGTCCACGTCATCAATACCTTGGAGGGGGTCGATGCACTTTTCACCTGAACCTTTTCAGCAGGCGGCGATCGACCGCATGTTGGGTATGGACTACCAGTTGCTGGCCTTGCGGATGGGTGGCGGCAAGACCGCGATCACGTTGACCGTGATCAATGAGTTGATGTTCAACCGGTTTGAGATCAGCAAGGTCTTGGTGGTCTGCCCGAAACGAGTAGCGGAGTTGGTCTGGCATACAGAGGCGGCGAAGTGGGACCACACGAAGCACCTGCGGGTGATCCGGGTTTTGGGTAGCCAGTATGAACGGATCAAGGCCCTTGCATTGGCTGGCGAGGTCTATGTGATCAACCGGGAGAATTTTGTTTGGTTGGTCAACCTGTACAAGAACTCGAAAGCGCCTTGGCCATTTGATTGTGTAGTGATTGACGAGAACCGAGGTTTCAAAGACAGGACCAGCGAGAGCTGGAAGCACGTCAATAAAGTCAGGCCGATGGTTAGCCGCATGTATCTACTGACCGGCACCCCAGCGCCGAATACGTTGCTTGAGTTGTGGCCGCAAGTCAGCATGTTGGACCGAGGGCAGCGGTTGGGCAAGACGTTGGGCGGGTATCGAGAGAAGTATTTTTTACCGGATAAACGAAACGGGAATGTGATCTACACGTGGCGCCTGCGGCAAGGTGCGGACAAGTTGATTTACAAACAGGTTGCTGACGTGATGTTTCACGTCGAGAGCGAACACGAATTACCAGAGCGGACTGACAATGTAATCAGAGTTAGTTTCGATATGAAACGGTACAACGAAATCGAAGCGACGTACATCACGGGTTCGGTGGTTGCGGTGAATGCGGCCGTGCTGGCTGGCAAGCTGGCGCAGATGGCCAACGGTGCGGTTTACGATGATCAAGAAAACGTCGTGCCAATACATGACGCGAAGTTGGATGCATTGGGTGAAGTATTGGATCAGGGCGAGCCTGTGCTTTGCTTTACGACGTACGTGCATGACCAGCAGAGAATCATGAAACGGTTCCCTGAAGCGGTGAAGTTCGACGGCGAAAGAAGCATGAAGCTTTGGGCGCAAGGGAAGATCAAGCTTTTGCTGATGCACCCTGATTCAGGTGGGCATGGTGTGGATGGTTTGCAGGAGCACGGTAATGTGATCGTGTGGTTTGGTTTGCCGTTTAGTCTGGACAAGTATGAGCAGGCCAGTGCAAGATTGCACCGCAAGGGACAAAAGAAGCCTGTCACAGTGCATCACATAGTGGCCGTCAATACAATCGACGAGCGGATTATGCAGGTGCTTGCGACCAAAGGCGACATGCAACAAGCTTTGCTTGATGCAGTAAAACATTTACGGGAGAAGGCATGAGTTTGAATGAAAAGATATCGTCGGCACAGACGTCAGACAATCTTAGGGAAGTGCCTGCGGAGGACATCGGGGACGTTGACATCATAAGGGCCTGCGGAATGGTAGGCGTGCAGATGCCATTGGGATTGGCGCTTTGGCGTTTGAAGTACAGCGCAGCACACAGAGAGTTTCCTACAGTCGTTGACGGCCTGTTGACGATGGTGCTGTCAAGGTTTCATGCGGTGGATGGTTTGAAGACTACACACAAGGTGATCAGGCATTGGTTGGATGATGTGTGCAAGCATTGCAATGGGAGGGGCTACGAAGTGATACCCGGCACGCCTGTATTGGATCAAAAGCATTGCCAGCCATGTAGTGGACAGGGACGCGTCAAGCTGCCGGAGCCGGATGCCGCGTCCCTTTGGTTGATGGAAGAGATTGCAAGGATGGAGCGAGAGGTCGCTGCCGCGATATCGCGAAAGCTTAATTCTCGACTTGATCTTTGAGTGCTTCCCGGTTGATGTAAAAGCCTTCTTGAACGACTTGATTGCAGCACGGACAGATTAGTCGTTCTTCACGTCTTTTCAGTGCACGGTGTACCGCTGACGCGTTGATACCTACTTCCTTTGCAGCAGCATAGGCGGTATACCCGTCTTTCAAAACGAGGTCTACCGCTTGCATGGTTTTAGACTTTGTCTCTGCAAAAGGATCGTCACCGTCTCTTGACCATACGACGACGATGTCATCCGGCCAATCGATCGGCCGCCCGGTGTAAGCAGCCGCCGATAGTTTGCCGGCGTTGTTCCACGCCACTAAGTATTTCAAGTCTTGATTTGTAGACATGGTTCTTAGCTTATGCCGGACAGACTCCGACCACGCGAAGTCGTCAATAAAACGATCAAGGTCGACGAGCGTCATGTCTGCAACTCCTCTAAACCCAGCGGCCTTAGACTCACAGCGTTTTGAATTACAAACGCAAGCTGTGATAGTTCTTGACGGGTCAACGTCAAGTCAAGCTTTCGCTGCAAGCCGTTGCGGTCCCGTGCGCCCCACCACTGGGATTCGATAAGCAGGTTGTAGTGGCCGCCGGGTATTGGCTTGGCGGTGAAATGCAGCAGGTAGTCTGCTGCCGGTTGAATTGTGATTGTCATACTTCCTCCATTTCAAAATTGCGTTTTTCTTCATCAGTCATTCGTTCATAACATAAGCCCCACAGGTCACCATCTTGATGTAGGTAATACACGCTGCCATCCTTGTCAGTGTATTTTGCATTGTTAAGTATCCATTCCCAGTCTTCCCAATAGTTTTCTGATTCAGGGTTCGCGGCATCAATCCAAAAGCTTTTGTTTTCTTCTGTGAGCCCCCATGCATTGCAATGGTCCCAAGCTATTTCGTTTTGGGCGTCTGTTAAAAAATCCCGAGGGATATAAATCCCACGGGCGTCAGAAAGAATTAACACTACAGCGTCCATCACGGCCTCCATAAAAACAAATCAAGGGCGCCCACAATCAGGGCGGCTATGTATACAACGGTGAACACAAGGGTTTCTAGTTTCATGTGATGTCTTCCAATGCGATTGTGGGAAACACTAAATCCAACACGACGTCTGGGTCGTAGTAGCTCCACATGTTTTTATCTGAGGACCCTTTCCAATCCCATATAGCGCACTTGTGGCCATTGATTTTGAAAGCCCAGCTGTGTGTTACTTTGTCCGGGTCATCTTTTACATTAGGTTCAAAGCCTAGTCTTTCTACTATGTCCTTGTAGCTTGCCTTCAACACGCCTTGCTTGTATGAAGGTACGTAATCAATGCGTTCAATTTTTATGGCTACCATAAAGCCTCCCCATGAGTTTCAGTTGTTGGCGCCTGTTTACGTTTTACAGGCACAGGTCTTGTGACAAACGGCCTGCCTGCAGCAGGCGGGTAGTCCCGCCAACAGCAGACAAGGCCGTCGTCGTCTAACCAACCGTATTGCAGGCGGGTCATGTTGCGGCCATGTCATTGGCCCATTCAATACCATTGCGTTCAGCAACGTATTCGAGACTGCCTGCAGCACCGGGCCGCACGTCGTCTCTGCTTGGTATCGTGGTGCCCCAATAATCGACAGCACGTTCTTTACCGAGCAGGCAGTAGCCGTTCTTTATGGCGGCCATCATTTCGCGGCCGTAGCTGCCCTGCAGTTTCCACGCAACGCCGTTGTTGATGGCGGCCTGCACTACGTTGTAGTAGCTGAACTTGTCCAGTTCTACGTCGCCTTCCAAGGCGTCAATCAAGTCAAGGTCAATCATGGTGTTCTCCTAATTTGAAAAACATTTGAACCGCAAGTGATAACAATCTCACCAATCTCTAACATCCATTGGAATTGTTCTTTCACCCATTCGTTTTTAATCTCATCGATGGTTGAATACTCAACTACCGAACCGTCAGTGCGAGTTGCAGCAGACCAATCATTGCTGCGAACCCATTCGCCAGTGTTGTGGTGTACAAACTTCATGAGCGCCTCCTAATAAACAAGTGGCTGGCCGGTGTCTTCGATGTACTGCAGCCAGCGAAACACGTCAGCTACAGCAATCCAATCACCGCGAGACCCGTCCGATTGAACGGGCGCAAATTTAGGTGAGAGCAGATGTTCGCGGAACTCTTGGATGCGTTCGGCGCGAGTGATGATCGCGTCCGTCAGTTCTGCCTTATCAACTTCAAGTTGTTTGATGTAGTTCATGATGTCTTCCTTGAAGTCACGCGAACGGTGTAGTAAGGATCGCCGACCGAGGTATTGGCCGTGATCAGTTGACGTGATGGACTGAACTTCATTGCGATCTTTTTCCAGTCGATGAAAGTCTTGCCGCTGCATTCGCTGACGCTGGCTCTGTGCAACAGGCCATCAACCGAAGCCAGACCGCTGTCGATCAGCAGGCCCTTGAGTTCAGTTTCTTCTTTTTGCAAGTC